CCGGCATCTCGGACATCGGCGCGATCGTCAAGCCGCTCAAGCGCGAGCTCGATAGCGCGATCAAGAAGGTCACCAAGATCGCGTCGATCGAGCTGTGGTCGAACGGCTTCCCGGCCCTCGGCCAGGTGACCGTCGACGGCACGACCACGATCACGATGGTCGACGCCGACGACATCATCAAGTTCGAGGTCGGCGACGTGATCGTCTTCGCGCAGGCTCAGTCGACGGGCGCTCTCCGCGCCGGCTCGCTGTCCGTCGTGAAGGTCAACGGTCAGGCCGGGACGTGGGTCGCTTCGGCGGCCGGCAACTCGGTGGCGACGTCCAACGACTTCGCGTTCATCGCGAACACCCGCAACACGGGTGCCACGAAGATCGCAATCACGGGCGTGCAGGGCTGGCTGCCCTCGACGGCGGACACGCTGTTCAGCGTCGATCGCACGGTCGATGACCGTCTGATCGGCATGAAGGTGGCCGCGTCGCTGGCGGACATCGAGGGCGCGTTCGTGGACGGCATCGCGTGGGCGCTGACGTACTCGAGCAACGGCACGGACGACCTCACGGCGTTCATGCACCCGAAGACGTGGGCCTTCCTGGCGAAGGCGCTCCAGGGCAAGACCATCTACACGACCGAGCCCATCAAGAAGAAGGGCAAGGACGGCGCGATCCTGTACTCGGGGTATCGCGTGATGACGCCCGCGGGCGTCATGGAGGTCTTCACGCCGCAGTTCTGCCCGAAGAACAAGATCTTCATGCTGAACATGTCGACGTGGGAGCTCGTGGGCTGGGGCCTCGACTTCCCGACCATGATCGCGGATCCGCTCGGCGCGGCCCCGGCGATCTTCATGGATCCCGTGACGGGCACCATCTCGGCGGCCGTCGGTGGGTATCCGCAGCTGGAGTGCAACGCTCCCGGCTGGAACCTCACGATCACGCTGACCTGATTCGCCTCCGCCGCTGGCCTCGGAGCGATCTGGGGCCAGCAGCGGGCGCTCAAAGGAGCAACGCAAATGTCAGCACTCGCAAGAGTCGGAAGCGCGATCGCACAGTGGTTTTACCGCGATACGTGCTGCGTCCGTGGGCAGTTCACCGGCGCCGATGGTTCGGTCGGCACCATCAAGTTCAAGGGACTCGCGACGATCACTCGGTCGGGCGAGGGAACCTACGTGTTCAAGCTGTTGCAGTCGGACGGAACGACTGTGCTCAAGGGGTACCACCTCAAGAGCTTTCACATCTTCGCGATCAACCCGACGTCTACCGATGGCCTCGGAAAGGGCGCGTACATCGTCACCGATGACAGCATCAACACGGCGGGGACGATCAATTTCACGACGTTCAATGCGGCCGGCAACGCGGCGGATGTCATCGCCGTCGCCAAGGTGGCAGTTGAAGTCAGCGTGGAGGCTGCGTCATGAGAACCGCACCGAAGAAGATGGATGACGACTTCCTCGACGAGGCGGTCGGCGAGATGGAGAAGGACAAGGACATGGCCGGCTCGGAGTATGGGGCCGACATGGACGACGAGGCCGAGGGCGACGACGAGACGTCCTCGGAGGACCGCATGATGGCGGCGAAGCAGATCGGCAAGGCGTTGGGCATCCAGATCGCCGATCCCGAGCGTTTCGCCGAGGCCCTGAAGACCTTCATCGCGACCTGCTGAAGTGGCGACGTTCAGCGAGATCATTGCAGGCGCCGCTTTCAGGAGCGACCTGCAAAACACCAACCGCGTACTTCAAGCGGAGTGGATCACGCTCGTCAACGAGTCGATCCGCTCGGCGTGGGACACGTTCGCAGCGGCGCGGCCTGACTTCCAGGTCGCTCCGCGTGCGGACTTCACTCTCGCGTCGGGCGGCTCGGCTTCGTTCTCTGTCCCGAGCAACTTTCACAGCCTCATCGACGTCGTTTGCGCACCGGACACGCCGACCGAATACAGCCTCGGACCGTTCAACTGGTTCAACCGTCGCGCCCCTGGTGGCTGGTATTGGCCGAGCCTCCTCGGCGTCGGCGCCGGCACGGGAGCGACCGGTTGTCGCCTCATGGGGACTCTGATCTTCGTCGAGCCTTCGATCCGAGCGGCGGGAACCTACGGCCTCTGGTACTGCCCTCTGCCTCACACGGCGCAGCCCGTGCGTCTGGCAACAACTGGAGCGCTTCCGACCTGCGTTGCGTCCGGGGCCGGCGCCGGGAAGACCCTCACGGCAAGTGCCAACGCGTTACTCACGGTCGACGGCGCAGATGTCGTACTCAATGACCTGATCCTGATCAAGAACCAGGTGTCCACGGGCGACAACGGAATCTATCAGGTCACACAGACGGGGTCGGTCGGACTGCCGTGGGTGCTCACGCGCTGGACAGGCTTCGACGAGACGGCAGAAATCGCCGTCGGATACGTTGTTGGCGTCGGTCAATACGATGCCGCCCTCCCGACTGGCGCTGTCAATGAGGGACAGTTCTTCACGCTCACGACGTTCACGGCAATCGAGTCGGCGCAGTCGTGGACGCAGGGCGCGAACATCGACGCGATCTTGGAGATGTTCGTCGAGCTGTTGAAGCTCAAGGCCGCAATCACGGCCATGCAGCGCGACAACCGCGGCGCGACGGCGGCGCCTTTCGAAAAGCGCGAAGAGGCGTTGATCGCGGAAGCGAAAAAGTATTTCTCCACGACGCGCAGCCCGGGGCCGCAGAAGGCTATCGACACCGACGGACGTTTGTTCCGTGGTGGATGGGGCGGCTGGGGAATTTGATGGCGCTTCGCAAACCCACGTCCACGACCGTTGGCCGACCCGATGAACTCCTCACGGTGCTTATCGGGCTCTACGAAGCCGTGCTCGCGCTTCAGAATCCTCCGCCGTCTTCTTCGAGCATTGTCAACCTCGGCGCCATCGCGATTGACCCCGACCTGCCCCCGGTGGGGACGGTCTACGAGTACACCATCAACGGATCGCTGAAGTGCCGCACGCGCACCGCGATCTACGTGCTGGCCGCCTGATGCCAACGGGAACAGTAGTCTCGTGGCCGGTAGCATCCGGCATCATGACTAAGGGCGCGCCTCTCATGGTGCAGCCCGGCACACATCTCGTGCTCGACAATGTTCGGCAGGAGCGCCAAAACGAGTGGCGCACGCGCTCGGGCTTCACGCACGACACCCTCGACGATCTCCCCGGCAACAATGTCCCCGTGATGCTCACGGAGGCCCCGTGGGGCGGCTTTGTGGGGCTCGTGCGACAGACGGACACCACGAACTCGGGGCGCGTCTACAGCCCTAATGGCGGGACGCGCTGGATCACGCCGGACACGACTGCGATCTACCCGTCGTGCTCGCAGCTGACGCCTGGCAACTGGTCGCGCACCGTCGTTTCGCCCTCGACTTCGACGGGAAGCACGGGCCCCTATCAGCTCGCGGCGGCGCAGGGACCTAACTACACGCTTTCGGCGTGGTGGTCCGACTCGGGCGGCGGCTTCTCGGTGGCTCTCCAGACCATCGACGGAGCGACGGCGACCTATTACGCGTCATTCGACGGTTCGACGTCGGCGCGGCCTCGTGTCGCCTATTGCAGCGACGCTCAGATGCTCGTGCTGTCCTATGTGGACGCCAATCACCACGTGGTGGCGCATGCGTGGAACGCGATCACGGGTGTTCAGGCCGTCACGGCCAAGGTGATCGCAACGACCGCGTGGGCCGGCGTTGGATCCAACGGGGTTTCGTACCTCGACATGCTCTATTACGGCGGGTCGACGGTCACGCTCGCCTACCGCAACAACACGGGCACGGGCAACCTCGAAATCGCCGAGTACAACCCGCTGACGAACGTTGCAACGACGTATCCGCAGGCGGTGGATACCTCGAACTGTCTGGCGATGCTCATGGACCCGGACGCGTCCAGCACGCGACTCGTGGGCATCTGTAATGCAGTACCAGAGACGCGCGTGGTGCGCCTGAACAGCGTGGGCGTGATTCAGACGAACGAGCTCGTCGAGGCCATCCAGTCTGTTCAGATGGCCGGCGTCGCGTACAACGCGGGCGTCGACTGGCAGGTGGTCTACAACCCGACGGCCACGGGTGGCTACCAGCTTCGCGGAGCAAAGAGATTCGGTGGCGTGGTCAGCATTCCCGTCGACATCATCCCAACGAACGTCAACTTTGCTGGCCTCTACACGGGCGCGTGGCGCGAGCCGAACACGGACGCCATGCGGTACATCATTCTCGTCGACGGTCTGACGAATGATGACCCTCAGCCGACATACCTCGAGATGGCGCTGGAGTTCGACAACTCCGCGGTCACGGCAAATCTTTGGCGCGAGCCTCAAGCCCGCCTCTTACCGCTCAATGCCGGGAAAGCCTCGATCAGGGCAGCCACGGTAGCGCAGCCGCAGCGGCTTGGCACAGACCGGTTCATGGTTCCCCTGGCGCGCCAAACGGTTCTCGTCGACCAGGGGGACGGGGGCGGCGGATCTCGCTACGCCGTCGACACGTGGACGGTTCAATACCTCAACTCGACGACCTACACGAACCAGAACGTCGGACGAGGAACGCAGAACCAGCAGGGCGCGTTCTTGCCGGCAGGGACGTTGCTGCAAACGTCGAACGGGCAGTTTCTGTGCTCGCACGGGGCGACGATGGTCCCGCTGCAACCACAGACGCTCACGCCGTCGGTAGGCGCCGGATCTCTCGACCCAGCCAAGTTATACGCCTACGGCGTAACGGTATGGATGCCAGACGAATCTGGGAACGTCTGGCGCTCGCCCATGAGCGTGACGAAGTCCATCACGCCGGGCGGTGGCAACAACACCGTCACCATCGCCGGGGCGTTGACTCAGCTCGAGAACTGGAACCGCCGCCGCATTGTCCTGATCTGGCGCACCGACGGTGACGGCAAGACGTTCAAGCTCCTCACGAGCATCGATGGCACGGTGGCTACGACGCTCACGTACAGCTACGTCGACACGACGGGAGACGTCGGAACGGGCCAGGGGTACGAGTTCCAGTTGCCGGGAGACACGGCCGGCGAGCTCGAAGCGACGCTTACGCCGACCCTGCTACATCCAACCAACTGGAACGGACGCCTATGGGGAATTGACCGCGATTTTCCGACGCGCGTCCGCTACTCGAAGCCGATTTCCACGGGCATCATGCCGGAGTTCCCCGAGGAGTTCGTTGTCGAGATTGACGACGCCTTCGGACCCGGAACGGGGCTTGCGGCCATGGACGATAAGATCGTCCTGCTCAAGCAAAACGCGATCTATATCGCTGGCGGCGACGGTCCAAACAACGACGGAAGCGGGGCCGACTACTCATTCTCTCTCATTTCGTCTGAGACGGGCGCAATCATTGGCGCTCCGCTCCTGTCGACGGGCTCCGAGGTCTACATGGTGAGCCTTGGCGGCCTGTGGCGCCTGCGCCGTTCTCAGGAAACGGACTTCGTCGGCGCCGCGATCGACCAGTACCTGTCGATGCCTCTCGTGACGAGCGAAGAGACGGTCACGGGCATGGTTCTGTCGCCCCCCGACAACGAGGTGCGGATCCAGACGAGCAACTACCGATTCGTTCACGATCGCGTCTTCGATATTTGGGTGCGCGACACGGGCGGGATGTCGGCAGGCATCGTCATGACCCGCATGCTGGGCACGCGACAGGCGCTGTTTCTGTCGGATGGGCAGATGTGGATCGAGGCGGCCGACTCGAATACGCCCACCGACGCAGGGGTCTACTACTCGGGCGTCATTCGCGGTCCGTGGCTGCGACTGGCCAACATGGAGGGGTGCCTCCGTCTGATCCAGTTGCGCGCCCTCGGCGAATGCACGGCGGTGGGGCTCGGCTCGCAGCCTCAGATGTCGATCTACTTCGACAACGATGACTCACTCGTTGAGTCGTTCCTGCCGCGATACACAGTCGACGCAGCGGCGGGCCCCATCCGAGCCGTCGCGCGCCCGCGCAAGCAGCTCTGCACTGCTTTTTCTCCGGCGCTCCAGCTTCCCGCCGGAGAGGCCGTGGTTCGCCTCGATTCGTGGTCGGCGCTGATTCAGCCCGAACCGGGGTTTGAGATGCTCACGAACCGCGACAACTGGGCGCCCCGGCCAGCGAGCCAAAACGGCCCTTTGTCGATCATCGCCCTACTGGAGGCGACCGTCGCGAGTTGCATTACGCCGCTCCCGAATATCACTGGAACGGTCGCGAACTGGCCGCTCAATGGCTCTCTGGTCGACATCTCGGGGAACGGTCTCACTCTGGCGTCCGTCGACGCTCGCACCGAGGTCCCCAAGGCCGCTACTTACGTCACGTTCGACGGATGTGCGCAGGCCGTAGACACAACCTACGACGGCGTGACGTTCAACGCGAAGCTCAAGCTGGACGTCTCTCTCGCCTCCCTGCTGCGTTTCTCGGGAGCGTTCACGTTTCAGTGGGTGATGGTCCAAAAGCGGACGTTCTCAATTTCGCACTTCTGCTGCGTCAATCCCGACAACATCACCCCGCATCGCGACGGCGCTCCCGACCGAATCGGAAGCCTGTACGACATCTGGTCGACAAGCGGCGATTGCGAGATCTCGGATCAGAACATCGGCAGCAACCTGCCGGTTCCGTTCTACGGGGCATTCCCTGGCACAAACAACGCAACGTGGGCGCAGGTCCCTGTGTCTCCTCCGCCCTACGCAGCGCCGGCTGCCTTCGCCCTTACGCGCGACGCGAGCGGCAACTACCACGCCTATCGAAACGGTGTGCTCATCGGCTCCGTGGCCTCGGCGGGTACGCACACCGTGCAGGGGAACGAGGTGTTCTACATCGGCGGCACCGAGAGCGGTGTTCCTCCTGCCGGTACGTTCGGCAACAGCGGCGGGGCGCAGTACGCGAACGTTCGCGCTCTGAATTATGCGCGTAGCTCCGCTGACATTGCGGCCGACGTCTACGCAAGCGGGTTGCCAGGAGCAGGGGTGTACTCCGTCTCGGTGTCGTCGATCTCGAACTTCGCGATCGGATCGACGTACTACACCGGCGCGTCATCGTCGAGCCTGGACGCGGGCTCATTCACTGTCGAGGCGATCAACGCGACGACGGGAATCCTGACCGTGCTTGCTAACGGAGGGTGGACGCCGACTGCGGGCCACTTTGTGTTTGCCACATGATCACGGCGAACTTACGCGCGTTCACGGCTCAGAGCGGAGTAACCGGTCGTGGTGAAAACGTTCCTGTCGAGTCGAAACACCCGAACGTGAATGCCCCGGCGAGCGGCTCTGCGTTGTCGCGCTCAAGCAAGACGACGGCCGACGTATCCATTAGGCGCAGTTTGCCGCTCACGAAGCTGTATTCCACGTCCCACTGCCTGTCCGTCGCAGAGAGAGCGCAGCTTGAACGGACGAAATGCACGGACAGGTGCGATCCGTCGGCGGTGAAATCGCCGTCGCTTTCTTGCGCATTGCCGCTCGAGTTCCCGGTCGCGCACAGGCTGATGAATTTCATTACGGCGCCGGAGAACTCCAGACCATTTGCGCATATGGCAGCCGGATCGCTGGTGTCGATCCAAGTGCCTTGCAAGGTGTCGCTTAGAGATGAATTTCCGCCGCAGCCGAGGGTGGCAATACAGAGCACCGCGAAGGCGAGTTTCATGGCGCCGATGGTCGGGCGCAATCGTCGCGCATTCAAGCTGGTCGCGCGTTCAGTGATCGAAGGGAGAAGGCAATGAGCGCTTTTGGAGACGCGTGGAACTCAATCGCGGGTGGCGCGAAGGATTTGTATGGGTGGGCGAAGCACGCAATCGCCCCTTCTACGCCTGCCAGTCCCGCCGATTCGATTGATGCACAGAACGCACGAACGCTGGCTCAAGCATTCGGCGATCGCTCTAACGCGCGGCCCGTTGCGGCCGGCGTAGTCAACGGCACTCCGCTGAATCAGGCTCAGGCCGATCAAGCCCGCGCGCTCGAAACATCGAACATCGGGGACCTTCAGGGCGTCGCAAGCGGAGCAACGCCGACCGCCGCAGATGCGATGCTCACGCGAGGCAGCGACGCGGCGGCGGCGCAGGCTCGTGGTCTCGCGGCGGCCTACAGCCGTCAGAACCCTGGAGCCGCGCTGCGGTCGGGGCTCGCGGCCGGCAATCAGGCGCAGCTCGCGACCGCGGCGCAGGCGGCTCAGCAGAAGGCCGAGGAGCAAGCGCAGGCACGCGGGCAGATCGGTTCTTTGACGCAGGGGATGAGACAGGCAGATCTCTCCGCTGCCTCCGCGAACCAAAACAACGCGCTCGAAGCCCAGAAGGCGAACCAGGGCGCCGATCTCCAGGCCGAAGGACTCAACAACCAGTACCAGCTTGGATTCGGAAACCTCCAGGCCCAAGAAACGAACGCTCCGATCGCGGCACAGATCGCAAACCAAAACGCGGCCGTCCAGACGAACAAGCAGAACCAAGAGGGATTCGGTGCCGTCACGAATTTGATCGGCGGAGGACTCGGCTCACTCGCAAAGCTGTCCGACAAACGCGCCAAGACCAACGTCAAGCGCAAGTCCTTCGCCGACGCGATGGGCGACAAGGTCCACGGCGTCACCTTCGAGTACAAGCCCGAGCACGGGGGCGAGAAGCACGAAGGCGTCATCGCTCAAGAGGTTGAGGAGGTGTTCCCGGGCGCCGTGAAAAAGGGCGCCGACGGGCTCCGTCGCGTCGACACGGGACACCTCACGCTGGCCTCGGCTGGCGCGCTCGCCGAGATGAATCGCCGCCTGCGAAAGCTCGAGGATAGGGGGGCGGCATGACCGACGAAGAGGTTCTTGCCGACCTCGGCCGCGGCCCCGGCGACGAGCTCGCTCCGTTTCCTGATGACACGGGAGCTGCGCCTGCCGGTGCAGTTCCGCCGAGTGACGTGGACATTGTGCCGCCGCCCGATTTCGGGCCGCCGGCCCCGTCGCCGACGGATTCGATCGCGATCCCGCCGCCGCCTCCCGGAGGAACGCCCACGCGCGATCCCGACAAGGAGTGGCCGCCGCCCGTCCCACGCGAGGCTCCGGGCATGGTCCCGCTGCCGGGTCAGGGCGGAACCGCGCCACGGGGCGCTCCGGGGCCTCTCGTCACTGCCCCCGCGGGCAATCAGCCCGTTGGTACCGCCGATGTCGCGAACGCCCTCGGTGAGCAGGACAAGGCACGCAAGGAGCGCGAGGAGGCGGACCAGCGCGCTGCACAAGGCGAGGCGAGCAAGACGACTGCCGAGGCCGACGCAGCAACCGAGCGCCGCGAAGCGGCCGAGGAGAGCGCCAAGAGGGCCGCCAAGGTCAACGAGATGTACGACAGCGCCGACAAAGCCGCGCAGCAGCATTACGCGCAGGCCCAAGAGGCGTTCAAAAACTTCAAGTTCAAGGACTACTGGGCGGACAAGTCCACTGCGGCCAAGGTCGCGTCCGCGCTTGGGATCGCTCTAGGCGCGCTCGGCTCCAGTCTTACGCACACGTCAAACGCTGCCCTCGAAATCCTGAACAAGGACATGGACGACGATCACCGTCGCCAGGTCGAGCAGCTGAATCAGCTCTCCGACGAGGCCATTCAGGCGCACACCGGAATCGCGGACACGCGCGTCGCACGTCAGACGGCCTTGGCCAACCTGACGATGGCAGACGCGCAAAAGGACAAGCTCATTGGGGCTCGGCTCACGGAGAGGGCCGCGCTTCTGACCGACGCGAACTCTCAGAACATCGCCGCCGCGTCCGCCGCGAAGTTCAAAGAAGAGGCAGCCGGGAAAGAGGTCGAGGCGCAGAAGATGCTGCGCCAGCTGTATCTCGAAGATCAGGTCAAGGCAGCCCAGATCGAGGAAGAGAAGGCGCGGGCCGCGATGTACGGCGCGCATGCCGCAGGGACGGGCGGGTTCGTCCCGAAGCACGGAAAGGGAAGCGGCGGGGGCGGCGGCGCTGGTTCCGGTGCCGCATATGACGCATTCCGTGCAGCCGTTCTCGCGGCGCCGGACCCGAACAACATCCCAAACGTCGGCAAGCTGGCCGCGGCTGCGCACCTGAAGCCGAACCAGATCCAGGGCGAGATCTCGAAGATCCGCTCGGCCGATGACACTGAGAAGAAGAAGCACGCCGGGGCCGAGGCAGATCCCGCGCTGCGCACCGAGGTCGACGCATGGCGCAAGCAGAACGGAATCGACGCCATCTCGAAGCAGCAGCGCGAACTGACCGAGCTTCAAAAGCAGCTGAAGGATAACGCGCACAACCCGCTCCAGCAGGCGCTTGCGGTCGAAAAGGCCGTCAGCGCGGCCCGCGGTGGCGCAGCCAGCAAGCAAGCCCTTGCGCTCGCCCTCGGTCACCTCGGCGGCTCCCTCGACAACGCCGAGGCGGTCGTCTCGAAGATCAAGAACGGAGAGATGGGCGAGAAGCAGATGGAGAACTTCCGCTCGTTCATCAACGGGCAACTGGGCTCATCCCAGGCGGCCGGCAAAGAGGCGTACGACAACTTTAACAAGTGGGCCGAGAGTCAGCCCGAGGCGAAGCGCCCGGCGTTGCTCGCGGAACGGGGGCGACTGTTCTCGGGGCTCGCTGGGTTTGGAGGCCGTGAAGGCGGCGGCGCACCGCAGGGCAAGCGCGTGCAACTCAAGGACGGCCGCACGGGAACCCTCACCCCTGACGGGATGTTTCACCAGGATCAGTGATGGCGGAGCCGGTAAAGCTATCCGAAGAGGAACTCGCGGGCGCGACGGAGATCGCCCCGCAGAAGCTCTCGCCTGAGGAGTTGGCGGGCGCCGTCGATCTCGACTCGGGCAAGCCCGCGGCGGACGATCGCGGATTCTTCACGCGCGCGAAGGACTCGATCGTCAGCGGTGCTCGCGCCGTCAAGGACGTGGGCGCCGAACTCGGCAGCAAAGTCGCCGAGAATTTCAAGCACCCGATTGATTCCATCCTCCATCCCCAGGATCCGAAGTACGCACTTGGCCCCGAGAAGCGTCACTCGCTCGAGCAAGGCGTCGGCGACGTCGTCACGCTCGGCTATGGCAACAAGGCGGCCGAGGCAATCGGGAACGCGCTGGGCGACACGGGAGAGAACAGCCTCTCCGCGCAGTCGAGCGATCCGAGGTACCGCGAAGCGGGCCAGGTAGCCGGCTCCTTCCTCCCAAATCCGGTGGCCAAGGTTGCGGGCGGCCTCGTCAGCAAAGCGGCTGTCCCGGTGGCGAAGGCACTCGCTCCCGGCACCGAGCGGATCCTGTCCAAGCTCGCGGCGACGCGCGTGGTCGGACCGGTCGTGGCTCCCTTGGCTGGCGCCGTCGCTGGCGCCGGGCGCGGCGTGGCGATGTACGAGGCCACGGCGCCCGCTGCCGCGGCGCTGAGCGCGAACGCCGAAGGGCACCGCCTCGAGGCAGCCCGCGAAGCGGCGACCGATCCGGCTGGCCTCGTCATGTCGGGCGCCATGGGCGCGATTCCGCCGGCTCTCTCGGCGGCTGGACGAGCCGGGAAGAACTTCGTCGAGCACGCCACGAAGGCGGCCGACGAGTACATCGCGAAGGACATCGTCGGGGAGGCCAAGGGCGCATCGACGCCGGTCGCGCGCAAGCAGATGGCCCGCGCGGCGCACGACTTCCCCGAGCTGATCGGGCGTGACGAGGAACTCCGTGGCGCCATCGCCGAGGCTCGTCACGGCGAACTCCCGAAGGTTCAGCACGCCGTCGACGCGATTCAAGACCGCCTTACCGCGGCGCAGGCCGACAAGCCCGAGGTCTATCGCGCGATCGACAAGGCGCTACCTGACTCGGGCGTGAAGATGAAAGACGTCGTCAAGGCATTCAAGGACGACATCCACGAGTGGGAACACGGCGAGCACGGCGGCGAGGAGTACGCGCAGCAGATCGCGAACAAGCTCAAGCAGCGCCTCGCGGTGATCACGGCATCGGAGACCTACGGCGCGAAGCGCATCGGAGGTGCTGAGCCCGGGGCGTACAAGCCAGAGATGCGCGTTACCGGCCATGGCGACCTTGATGGAATGCGCACCGATGACGCGCTGGCGATGTTGGAGCACGCGCGCAAGTCAGGTCAAAACGTCGACGGCGAGATCGCGGCGATCAAGGCGCGCGCAACGACCGGAGCCAGTGACGCTCCGGTCAGGCACGAGTACGACCCCGAGGCCGTCGTGTCGACGCGCCAGCTCCGCCGTCTCGCGACGGACGCGCAGAACACGGCGTTCACGGGCGAAGGCGGTCTCAACGGCACCGAGCGCTACCGGCGCGCTCTCGACGTCGCCGCCACCCCGACCAAGCTCCTCGACGCTCAGCTCGAGCGCGCCCGCGCGGGCGCTCCCGATGCCGTCTCTCGCCTCGAGCAGATGGATCGCGACACGCACACGCTCCTCGCGGCAAAGACCGTGATGGACCAGCGCCTGTTGAAGGCGAAGGAACTCAGTGTAGGGGCAGGCGGAAAGCCCGCGCACGCCGCGCACAGCATCGGGCAAATGGCTCGTCAGGTGGGCGAGCTCGGCGGCGCGGCGCTCATGGCCACGGCGGGTCACCATCCCGTTGCGGGCGGCTTGATGGCAGCCGCGACGCTCGCGCCCCAGGTCCAGCGCGCGGTCACCGAATCGGCTGCCAAGTTCGGGCGCTCACCGAGGTACGCGGCGGCGATCTCCCGTCTGGCCAAGGCAGCGCGCTATACGGCGAACGTCTCTGATTTCGTCCGACAGGCCGTGACCGCTGGCCTGCCGGCGGCCGATGCGCGCCGGATCTGGGTCGCCGCGCACCCCGGAGATCAGCAGGAGGCCACGCCATGACGATCGGCCTCACCCTCGTCCCCGGCGATCTCCCGCCCGAGTCGCCCCCGCTCTCTCCACTGGCGCTGGAACTCGCCGCCCGCTTGGAACTTCAGCGCGCCCTCGGCCTCTCCGTGAGCGTCCGCGCCCCCTCGTGGCGCGCGGTCATGTTCATGGGCAAGCCGATTTCGTTTCACATTCCGCCCGTCCCTGAGGGCGTCACGTTCCGTGTCAAGAACCTCGACAAGGACGCGTTTCGCAAGGATCCGGTCGGCGTCGAAGCCATACGCCTCGCCGAGACGCTGCAAAAGTCGATGCCGACTGGCTATGCCCCGCGCTCGGTCACGGCGGCGCGACCGATGCCCGCGTCGCATGCGGATCAAGCGAAGTGGGCGCGCTCGGTGTTCCTGGTTGGCTCGGGCCCCGACGCGCTGCCACTCCTCGTGGCGGCTGGATACCTCACGCCGATGGACTGCGCAGCGCTTACGGCGGCGTACCCCAATGAAACGAAGGCGCAGCAGGAGGCCGCGATCGGTGGCGCCCGCGCATACACCGAAGCCGGACAACGAACGGGCATCAATCCCGAGTTGCCCGGATGGCTCAACGACCAGCTGATCACGCTGATGGACGAGTCTCGGCCGACTGGAGCGTTTCAGGACCTCTACGCGAAGCACCAGGCCGAGTCACAGCAAGGGCCCGCTGCTTCTCAGGGAAAGAGCCGCATCGCGCAGCAATTTCGGCCCGAACCGGGGCCAGACAGGACGGATCAATGAAGAACGGGAAGCAGTCGAACGGCCATGGTCAGAGCGCGTTCGGGCAGCAACTGCAACGACAGGCGCAACAGGCGCGACAGGCGCAACAGGCGCAACAGGCGAACTCGCAGGGACTGAGCTTTGCGCACTTGCAGCAGGCTGCGCCGCCCGAGACCGCCGCGAAGGTCGAATCTCCGCTGTCCGTAGTCGTTACGGCTGACAGGGTCGTTTTGACGCGCCCGAAAATCTCGCTCAGCTCGCACATGTTCGTGACGAGCACGAAACAGGCAAGTTCGATCGAACCGGAACGCGCATACATCGCTCACGGAGTGCTCGTAATCGAGGAAATGAACCTCTGGTTTCCTCTCAATGAGATCAAGTTGGGTCGCTGGTGAAAGGGCAACCATGGCTAGCAACACGGTAGGAGATCAGTGGTCATTCGGCGGCACGAGTTCGGCGACGAACACGATGACCGGAACCAACAAAATCACGGGGACCCCCGTCAATATCGAGCCGTCTCACGGAGTCTCGTGGACGATGCGATGGACGGGGACGCCGACGGGAACATTCTCCGTCGAGGTGTCCAATGAGTTCGATCCGCAGACGAATCCAAGCCCGTCTGATTGGACGCAGCTCACGTTGACGATTCCTACGGGCGTGAACCCGGCGGGGGCATATCCGGCGGCTGGGTCGGGCATCGACATTGCCCCCACGTCGTTCAAGTGGGTTCGGCTCTGTTACACCAACTCGGCAAGCACCGGAGTTCTGACGGCGCGTTGCCACGCGAAGGGGTACTGAGATGGCAACCGCATCATATGGAACGGCGACGACGGGCGGCGCGAGCAGCGGCTCCTGCCCCGTCACGCTGATTCAGACGTATATCGTCCCTGCGGACACGAACACGGTGACGTTATCGGGTCTGTCCGGTGATACCGACGGCATCTACGAGCTGGAGGGATGGGGCCCAGCGGGGGCGAACTGCACGATTCGTGGCGGCACGCTGAGTTGCAACTTCAACGGCACGACTACGAATCAGGCTTGGGAGTCGAATTTCAACCTTTCAACGAGCGCCGGCAACATCACGTGGAACGGCTCGTCGGGGTCAAACTCGGCGCTCGTTGCGTATGAAGCCGCTGCCGGCAAGGGATGGCACTTCTATGCGCGTATCTATCCGAAGACCGGGGTAGATCGCCGCATCAAATGGAACTGCTCGGCGTCACACAGCGCCACGGCGGCCAGCAACCAGTACTTCGAAGGTATGTCGTACTGGTACGAGACGATCACGCCTGTGACGTCGCTGGTCCTGGTCGACGGGACGCACAACTTTTTCGGCGCCGGCTCGGTGGTCACGCTGCGCAAGTTCGCGCTCTCCTAGGCGATGCCGGCGAGAGGTACATTCTCGCTCTCGTCAGACCGAGTCGTCTTTGCGGGCGATTCGCTCATTGCGGGGGGCATCGTCGGAGCTGGCGGCACGTCCGTGAGTTGGGCGGTGCCGATGGCGCCATTGATGAACCAGGCGATGACTTCGACGGTCGGGTGCCGTGTCGTCGACCGCGGCCACCCGGTGGCGTTCTCGGTGAACGGCGCAAGCGGGACGCTCATGAGTCAGTGGGCGAGCAACTACGGGTCAATGGCCGTGATTTACAGTCCCACGCTGTGTTTCGTCGCGTGGGGCCGCAACAACGCTTCTGCGGGTGGCTCTGCGATTGCCGCCGCGGGCACGGACCTGATCACGGGCACCATGGGCCTGTGGGCGACCATTCCCACGTGTCGCGTGGTCGTCGTTGGCGCCATGAACAACGGCGAGCTGTGGCCGCAGGGCGCGGGCTCGCTCGACGCGAACATCGACGCCGTCAATGTGGCCATTCAGAGCGCGTGCAACACGCTATCCGCGTCGGGGACCATCACGTACATCGATCCGCGGCCGTGGTGGTTCGCGACGATTCCTCTCTACAACCCCAGCAACCTGCCTGGCACCGACTTCCTTACCGTCGACGGGCTGCACCTCAACGCCCTCGGCGCATCGCTCGCCGCGGCCAACCTCATGACGTTCCGGGCATGAACTGGTTCGAACACATTCCCCTGGTGACGCTCATCGCGGTCGCAGAGGGCGCGCCGTGACCGACGACGAACTCCGTCAGTACCTCAAGCCGCGCCACAACTGGCTAGCAGTGGCGGCGTTCGTTCTGACGCTTCTGGGAAGTGCGGCGGCGCTTGGCAAGTGGGTCTTCACGGCTCCGACGAAGGACGACTATTCGTCGCTGGAGAACCGCACAAAGGCCGTCGAACTGGACCACGCGGTGCTTAAGGCCGGCGTCGAGGGGATGCGAAGCGATCTCGCTGACGTGAAGGCGGCAACGAAGGACATCAATGCGCAGCTGATGCAGCTGCGGATCACGGGTCGCAGGTGAAACGAGGGAGGACATGGACAATGGCAGCGAATACGAGACTCCGCCCGATCTCTCTCTCCGACGAGACGCCACGCCCGACGAGATCACCGCCGCAAACGTTGGCCTCGTTCTCCACGCCCTGGCAACGAGCTTTGTCGAGGTTACTCGGCTCGCACGCACGACTTCAGGTCTTGAGCGGAGAGCTGCAAAGGAGCGACTGGGCCAGGAAGCAAGAGAAGCGGCCGACGCTCTCCATGACCTCGCTCGACTCATCGAGGACGATGTCCGCGGATACCCACCTCGAGCCGTCGACCCTCCAACTACCAGCCGCGGAAGGCCAGTGAGCATCTGGCAACGATTCACGAACCTCTTTCGACGAAAGGACTGATCATGAGCACCAGAACGAAGCACATCATTGGCGTCGCGATCGCGATTGCCTCCACCGTTGCCGGGGTGCTGTTTGGCCCGGGTGGCCCGCTCGTCAAGACGGGCATCTCCGCCACCGTGGTCGTGGCGCTGTTGGCAGACGTCAAGGCCGCGCTGGGGGCGCAGTCGTGAGCACTGGCATGGGCATCGGCGATGCCGTGGCCGCGATGCGCTCGGGCAGCCGCGTGGCGCGCGCGGGATGGAACGGGAAGGGCATGTACCTCGCGTACCAGCCCGGCTACCCCGACGGCATCCCCATCAACGCGAACACGGCCAAGGCGACCGGACAGCCCGAGGGAACTGTGCTCAAGTTCCTGCCGTACGTCATGATGCGCACGGCCGGAGGCGAATTCGTGCCATGGCTGTGCTCGCAGACGGACCTGCTCGCATCGGACTGGGAGGTGGTTTCGTGAGACGCCTCGTTCTCCTGGTGTGCATGCTGGCCTTCGCGGCGTGCGGAACCACGAAGCCCGTCACCATCGTCACCGACATCGGCTCGTGCGCGGCCACCGACTTGATCGGCGACGTCAACAACGGTCTCGTGGCGGGCGACTGGGTTGCCGAGTTGACGAAGATCGCAACCAAGTGCGGCCTCAAGGTGCTCAACGACGTCGTGGCGCACGTTGGAGCCAATGCCGCTCACGCCGCGCAGGCGGAACAGAGTGATTTCGAGAGCATGAAGGCGGACCGCGCTCGCGAATGGCTCGCGACGCACCCGGCGCCCTGATGGACGTCGGAGAAATCGCGGTCTGCAACCGGAGTCGCAACCTCTCCGATCACGATCTCGCCTTCATGGTTGAGGCGTGTGCGGCACAGGTCGAAGAGGCCGCCGCAGTGTGGGGCATCCCGCCCGTCCCTGTGCAGCTCTACCGAAACGGGGAGGGCGTTCTTCCGCCCGTCTGCTGGGTGTTTACGGTCGTTGACTCGATCGACATGCAAGGAGCACTTGGCTATCACGACGACTGGGCGGGGACCATCTACGGACAGGTGCTCGCGCAGGGTGACGCGACATCGATCACTCTGTCGCATGAATGTCTTGAGACGCTCGTCGATCGCACGTGTACGGGGTGGCGCCCAATCCCGGGCGGCCGCGATGTCGCGCTCGAGGTGTGCGACCCCGTGGAGAATGACTCCTATCTACAGTCAGTGACCATCTTCGGCGAGACGCGCGGCGTGATGCTCTCGAACTTCGTCACCCCGTCGTACTTCGACCCCGCAGGCCAGTTCCCCTTCGACCGCATGCGCCGGCTTGGTTCCGGCGCGCCCACCCAGACGCCTGGCGGCTATCTCATCATGCGCGACCAGGATGGCAACATCTCGAACGTGTTTGCGTCGGGTCATATGCCGGCGCGCATGATTCAGAAGCTCAGCAACCCGCGTTCGCGCACGCTGCGGCGCCTCGGGGGCAGGGCGTGAGCCTGCGCGCCGGCGTGTCTCTGGCGACCGCCCTGGCGGCCATTCTGTGGGTCTCATGCGCAACAGGGCCAACGCTCCCGCCTCTGCCGCCCGTGCCGGACATCTCGGGGCCTCCGTTCATGGCGAAGAAGTGCGACGCCGGCTGTGTCTACATCGGCGGGGTGCTCGAACGGGACGACGCGGGCGCACCGAGGTACCGCACCGGCGCCTCGCCGTGCTCGGCCGACGGAGGAGCGAGGTGACACCCGTGAAGCGCGCTGGCGGCCCCGACAAGACGCCGCTCGTGATCCGCGTCCTGCTGGGCGCGGCCATGTTCGCAATCGTCGTCGGCTTATTCGGGGCGCTGGCGTGGGGGCTCTGGGAAGCGCATGCGGGGGCGCGGTGAGCCGCGTTGCCGCGCCCGAGCCCCGCATCCCTCCCGACGTGCGCCTCGTGGAGATGGCCGTGGAGGGCGTCGCGGCGTTCTACCGGTTGCACGTGGGCAGTGGCGGCCCGTGTGGCTGCAACCTCATGGGCCCGGACCTTGAGTGCGACGTGGGGCAGGCGCTCTACCGGCTCTCGGCGAAGGAGAGGTCGGCCTCGTGAGCCGGCGCAGCTCCTCCCCCGGCGTCCTCTGGCGCGACACCGCGCAGGGGAAACGAGTTCGGCGCACTTGGACCGACGTGCCGGGCTCGCCCGCGCGACGCCTGTTCGCGCGCCGGCGGGGCCTTCGCCTCTTCGCTGGCGCGCTACTGGCGCTGGCGGCCGCCCTCTGTGTTCTGGCGGTGTTCGCGTGACGCCCGGCGAGCGCGCTCGTGCCGCAGGCGGCTTTGGCTGGGTCGAGTCCGCCGAGGCAACCGTGCGCGCGACCGAGGCGCGGGCCGCCGGCATCCTCGCCCAGGGCGCCGCGCGCATCGCCGCCGCCGAGCCGTTGCGCCAGACGCTCTGGATCCCCGACCGCTTGCCCGGCCTCAACGAGGTCATCGCCGCCGCCAAGGGGCGCGGCGGTCGCGGCCACGCCTACGCGAAGATGAAGCGCGACCTGGGCGAGTTCGTCTGGGCGAACGCGAAGGCTGCGCGCCTCCGCCCCGTGCGCCGCGCCCGGCTGCACTTCCTGTGGGTCGAGAAGGACCGGCGCCGCGACCCCGACAACGTCTCGAGCGCCGGCCGGAAGTTCATCCTCGACGGGCTCGTGAAGGCTGGCGTGCTCCCCGGTGACGGGTGGGCCGCGATCGAAAGCTGGTCTGACACGTTCACCGTCGACGCCAAGCACGGCGTCGCCGTGACGATTCTGGAGGTGCAATGACCGCGACCGACACGTCCCCGCTCATGTGCGACCCGAACGACATCGGCGAGCGCGTCGCTTCATGGATGGAGGCCCACCTTGGGTTCAAGGAAACGCTAGGGCCGAACAGCGGGCCCGAGATCAACGAATGGCTGCGCCTCGTCGGGCTTTCGCCCGGGAACGAGTGGTGCGCGGCGACGGCGCACGCGGCGCACTACTACGTCTCGCGCGAGCTCGGCATCGTGAACCCGTGCCCGCGGACGGCCGGGGCGCTCCGCATGTGGCAGCTCGCCGATCCTGTCTGCCGCGTCATCACGCCGAGACGCGGGGACGTGGGGATTCTCGACCATGGCGCAGGAAAAGGCCACGTCATCGTGTGCACGGCGCCGCTCGTCGAGGGCGTCGGCCTGGGCTGGGCATCGGGAAACACGAACGCCGCCGGCAGCCGCACGGGTGACTCGCTGCTCGTGAAGACCGGCGACCCAGAGAAGGTGCACCACGGGAAGATGGTCGGGTGGCTGAGGTTCGCGCTCGCGCAGACGCGGCCGGTGCCGTGACCACGCGCGATGAAGTGCTCGCTCTCCTCGGTCTCGACCGCCTGCTCGCGGCCGGCGGCGAGGAGCTCACGCAGGTCACCTTCGTACCGAAGAAGGACATGGACTATGTAATGGCGGCCGAGGGCCAAGTCCAGGCGCTTGCGCGGCTACGCGAGGTCTTCCCCGCACGCGTCCTCGGGACCGTCTTCGTGCTGCCGGAGCAGATTCGGTGATCGACGTGACCGACGACGACCGGGCCGCCGAATGGATCGACGATGACGCGCCCACGTTCGTTGAGGGCGCGCTCCCCGAGATGCCGGACGACCCTGACGATGAGGACACCACGCTCCGCACGGTGGCGCGCTGTAGTCGCTGTCTGCGCCCCGTGAAGACCGGCGGAGACGCGGCCCGGCCGACGTTCGAGGAAATGGAGACGAACGCCCCGGATCACTGCTACCGCTCGATGTCGGGGGCGTGGCGTTGGTGTTCGGGGCGCCGGCCGTGGCAACTCGTGATCGAGGGCGGAGGCTAGGCCGGTGCCGCGTCATCACCGCAGAGCTCGCAGCGCGCCAGGTCGAAGAGGTACTCGATGTGGCAGTCGCGGCACCGCCCGGGATTGAGCGTCGCCGTCCCGCAGTCGATGCACGGCCGCTCGATGTCGACCTCGGCGGCGCTCGCGCTCAAGGCGTCCGCCCTCTCTCCCGGCTGTCGCCGCGCGACCAGTGCTCGCGGCGCGCCTCATCGTGCACGATCCGCGCGGGCGCGCGCTCGTCACCCCCGTACTCGACCTCGACGCACGCGAACGGCGACGAGCCGTCCTCGTAGCGCTGCGCCTCGAGCCACGCGATGAAGACCTTGCGCCGCTCGTCGCCGGCGTCAGAGTCGGCCCATTCTTCCTTGCTTCCGTCGGGTCCGATGCAGAGCGTCCAGTAGCCGTTGGCGAGCGCCGGGAACGGCGGCGGCGCCCAGCTCCCGAAGATCTCGCGCGCCATCGCCTCCGCGCGAACCATGTGCTCGCGGATGGCGCCCGTCACGATGATGGCATGGTGCACGATGCGGCTCACTCGCGGTCCTTTCGTTGAGCGGTCTCCGGGGCAGCGGGCGGGGCAGGGAGACGGGCAAGTAGAGCGGCAAACTCGCACCCCTGAACATGCCCGTCACTTTCGTACGCCTCACACTCCGGGCAGCGCGCCGGCAGAAAGCCCATCTCGCCTTCGTAGCCGACCCACTCAAGAGATCGAAGGCGAATCGCCATCTCGGGAGCGACCAGGATGAGCCTCGCATCGGCGCCATCGCCATCGATGCTCAAACACACCGGGTCAGACCAGACGGAGCAACCGAGAACCTCTTCGCCATTGGCATCGTTGAGGCGGCGCACGTCGCCGGGGCCGTCGCCGTACTCCCACTTCCACGGTCCTGGTGATGTGCTCACGCCCCGCCTCCATCGCCAGATTCATCCGCATACGTCGCCGACTGCCCGAATGTCGAGCGAGAGCACGACCGCTGATGGCGCAAAGGGTGCGTGAGAACACCCGCGGACGCGTCCCATGCTGACCCGCACTCGTCGCACCGTTCGATCTTCGAACGCGCCGCACCCAGCGCCGACTTCCCGCCAGGGTGCGTGATGAAAAACGCATCCAGTGCGTTCACGCAGCTCTGGCAGATGAGCGAGCCAACGCCCTCGTGCTGGTTCACGATCAGGGCCTTGTCCGACGCGAACGAGCCGCAGAACGCACACGAAACCTCGTCGGCATGGTCGACGACACGGATGTCGGGACCGCTCACGCCGCTCTCCTTCCCACATCCATAGAGCTAGCAGGGACATCCACACCACGCACGACGACCGCGGGAGCTTCACGGGTGGCTCCGCAGGTTGGCCACGCGCACTCCTGGGTGCCGGGAAGCCAGACCGAGTCGGTCCAGTCGTGGCCGTCGGGTGGGCATGCGTTCCGAGGGTCGGGATTCATGGCTTCTCCTTTTCTGCGAGCACGGCGCGAGCACGGAGGAGGGCGGCCCGGCCGACCCATCGTCCGATCGACCGCTCTCCCTCGTGCGCCGCTGCCGCCTTCACGATCTCATTGTCCTCTTTGACGTAGTTCACTGAGTGGCGCGCCGCGATCTTCGCATCTGCCGGCGCCCGGGGTCGCCCCCGCTTCGTCTTAGCCATCTCCCCTGTGTGTGCGCCTTTATTTGCTGCAAGTCAATGCATATCGCGATATGCCGCCGTCGCAGGGAAAATGCAGCGCCGTGCATTTTTTTGTTGCAGATAATCAGAGAGGGCGTAGATTCGTATTCATGACGAGCGCGACGACAGCCCCGGCGATTGGCGACAAGATCGACGTCCAGAGCGATATCAACTGGCAGTGGTTCGGCGGCTACGAAGTTGTCGCGCTGCACCCGGCCGGGTTCTCGTACGACAACGGCTTGGATAACTGGCGCTTCATGCCCTACGGCGAGCGCCGCTGGCGCCGCGCCTCGGAGACCAAGTAGCCATGGCCACCGAAACCCGCTCCTACTGGTCGGAGCCGTCCCCTGCATGGAAGGCTCGCGCCGCCGAGCTCACGGCGCAGCTCACGAAGCTCGAGCCGGCCTCCGGGTGCGTCGAGGGACCGGGCCACGTCATCGGCTCCCTGATGGCCCTCTTTGGCTATAAGGCGAAGAACTACAGCGGGAAGACCCGGATCTACCTGACGCACGCCAAGTGGGTGCTGCTGGGCCTCGCGCCCGCGGTCAACAACAACGCAAAGGAGAGCGCATGAGTGACAAGGTAATCGCGATGCTGATCAAGGAAAACATGGTGACTCGCAGCGGGGCCGTGCAAAGCCTCTACAAGCTGTCGCGTCCCGTGGACAACGGCTGCGATGGAACCACAGAGCACGTCATCGTTTCCGCCACCTACGTCCTGGGCGTGCCCGAGACGTACATCTTCCCGTCCGACGCCGACGGAGCGATCACGTCATGGCTCGAATTGGACGGCTCCTATCGCGGCGGCACGGACCACGAACAGGCGCTCCGCGGCGCCGGCTGGGAGGTCGCTCCCGCGAGGTAGTGGCCCGCGCCCGTGATGCCACTCACGAGCGCGAGCCGAGCACGAAAACCAAGTCACCCCGGTCCTCGCGCTGCTCTTTGGGGAGCCAGCCGAGCTTGCCGGGGGACGCCACGAAAGGCAACCCATGACCCCGCTCGTCCGCACCCGCCCACGACTCTTCCTCTGGACCCGCTTTGTCGACGTCATCGACGAAAACCCCGTCACGGTGTTGGCCATGGCGGTGGCCCTGGTGGCGGTGGCACTTGTCCTGGTGGTGATGCCGTGACCGACCCCGGCAAGCTCGGGCATGTCGCTGGCTACACGGTCATCGGATCGTACACTGTGGGCATCTGGTGCCGCCTTGGGCGCCCTCACGGAACGGAGCGGGCAGCGCTCGCTGAGGCACTGCGCGAGAAGAACACGGACCGCGACTTGGTGCGCGTCGCCGTCGTGAATCCTCGCGGTGATGTCTCGTTTCTGAACTTCGACGGCGTGAAGGTCGGAATAACGGAGCGCGCGTAGGTGGCCACCTGGGAAGAAACATCGCGCTACTTCGCCGTCCTCCAACTTCGAGACATGTACGCCGTTCTCGCGAAGCACGAAGCCCACGTCGCGAAAACGAGCGCCGCACGCATGGCGCTCCCTCCCGGCTCGTCGAGGGCGAAGGTCACGACCGCAAACGCCCGGTGGATGCGAGCGTGCGAGGCGCGGGACCGTCACGAGGCCGCGATCCGAAAGGTCCGCGAGGAAGATCGGAGCCTGCCGTGAGCGCCTGCACCGAAGCATGCCGCGCGCCCGTCACGTGCGCGACGTGCGGTAAGACCAAGGCGCCCCGTGGCCGTGATGTAGCGGCAGCGGCCGGAGGCGCCTACTGCACTGCCGAGTGCGACGGCTACATGAAGGCTCCGACGGCGGGGCACCTGTGGCCCGACGAGGATCTCGTGCGTGTCGACTTCATCGGCGAATGAGACTTTGAGGCCGAAAAATGCATAGTGTACTGACGATTCCCTCCCCCTCTGGACGCGATGGGCACTCCGTGCCAGAAACGGCACCGTGCCGGACACCAGGACCCTCTTGCAACGCCAGCTTGCCCGCGCTCGCGCCAGGGAAGCCGAGGCGCGAGCTGAGACAGAGGCTCTTGAGGCGGCAATTGCCAGGCTCACGGCAGCACGGGAAGCACTGGCGCTGGCCGAGGACGAACTGACCTTGCGCGCCGCGCCCAGCGCGTCTACTGTAACTGGTAACATGGTTACAGATAGACGCCTTGCCATTTCGAAGGGTCGCACCGGCAAAGACAAGTTTGCCGCGGCATACCGCAAGGCGGGCTATACGCTGCGGTCCCTGGCGGCTGCCGTGGGGTGCTCGCACACCATGCTTTCGATGCACCGCACGGACTCGGACCGCAAGATTCCCGAGGACCGCGCCAAGGCCATCGCCAGGCTGATCGACTGGCCCGCCGACCGGGCGCACTGGCCGCACGGCTTCGCCTCCTAGCTGGCTCAAGGATTTTCTTGAACTGGTTACTTTTATACTTGCGCCTGCCCTGTAACCAGTTTAATTTGGTTACACCATGACGGACGCCGAACTGATCGAGTGGCAAGAGCGCGAGCATCCGGTCTGCAATGACTGCGACGGTCGCCGCGGCATCGACTGCAAGGGTCACTGCCTCGATTGCGGGAGTGAGCCGGCTCCGGGTGAGGACCTGTGCCCCGCGTGCATCACCATGGAGAACGCAGCGTGAAGCGCGAGGACTTCAAGCCGGGGCAGCGGGTGACGTATCGGTCGGCCGGTCTCCCGCATGTGTACTACTCGGGCGTTGTCATCACCGCCGAGGATGCCGCGTGCGGTGACTTCGCCTGCCCGACGTACATGCACGTGCTCCCCGACGGGGGCGGGCTCCCGCACCACGTTGACCCGGAGTTGATCTGCACGGTTGACGGCACGGCGGTGTCCAAGTGACCGCCGCTGCTGCACTCGCGCTGTCCCTCTCGGAGTCTGTCGAGGACGCCATTGCGACCGGGACGGATCACGAACTCGCTCTGGCCCTCGCAGCCTGGATGAAAGACGGAGTCATGCGGCACGCATCGGCAGCAGGGCAGCCGGTGGCCTCGCGGACTGCGGACGCCGTGGCCAATAACCTGGGTTTTGTGCTGGCGCAGATGTTTAGGAGGGCGGGATGACTCGGCTGGTTCTCACGAATTCCCGGTTGCGCGCGTTCCAGGAGTGCATCCGGAAGCACCAGTACCGCTACAACGAAGGCTGGCGCTCGCTCGTCGCCTCGGAGTCTCTGGAGTTCGGCACGGTCATGCACGCCGGACTTGAGGCGTGGTGGAAAGCTCACCAGGGCTGCCTAATGGACCCGCGCATGGCCCTGTCCGATGCGCTGTCGGCGATCGCGAAAGCGATCGGATCGGCGCAGACCTTCGACGATGCCACGCGCGCGAAGGCCGAGGTTCTCATGATGGGCTACGACGCCCGTTGGTCGGGCGCGATGGCTGAGTACGAAGTGCTCGCCGTCGAGTGTGCGTTCGAGACGTCGCTGACGAAGGCTGACGGGCGCAAGGCCCGCGGCGTGCGGCTCGCCGGCAAGCTCGACGCGCTTGTGCGCAAGCGCTCGGACGGTTCGATCTGGATCGTCGAGCACAAGACTAGCGGGGCCGACCTGTCGCCGGGCTCGACGTACTGGTCGAAGCTTCGCACCGACTCTCAGGTGAGCGCGTACTTCGACGGCGCCGCGTCGCTCAAGGTCGGCGAGATCGCGGGCGTAATTTACGACGTCCTCGGCAAGCTCGCGCAGCGCCCGTACAAGGCGACGCCCGTCGAAGCTCGGAAGTACACGCAAGGCGGCCGGCTGTACGCGAACCAGCGCGAGAACGACGAGACGATCGAAGAGTTTCGGCTGCGCATCGCTGAGGCGATCACGGCCGAGCCTGACGCGTACTACCAGCGCCAGGAGGTGATCCGGCTCGACGCGGAGATCGCGGCGTCACGGGCGGACATGCATGAGGCGGCTCAGCTCATCCAGATCACGGGCCGCAAGGGCCTGGCGCCGCGCTCGGTGAGCGCGTGCCACGCGTACGGGCGGCCCTGTAGCTACCTCGAGGTTTGCGAGGGGCGCGCGTCGATCGACGACGACACGAAGTTCCAAAAGCTGACCGACGTCCACCCGGAGTTGGCCGCGTAAGCAGACCCAACGGCGAAAGAGGCCACCATGACGAAAACGATCACGCTCTCTGAATCAGCCATCAAGGCGTTGCCGCCGAAAACGCGTCTCTCGGGCATCAAGCCCGGGAAGCTCAAAGAGCCGCTCAAGGCTCTCGTGTTCGGGCAGAACGGCGCAGGCAAGAGCACCCTGGCGGCTCATGCGCCCGCGCCGATCTGGTGCGACGTGGAGGGAGGATCCGCGCAGCTCCCCGTGGCGCGCTATCCGTTTCGCGAGGGCCTCGGCGGTCATATCCCGCACAGCTACGAGGACGTCATCGGGATGATCGACGACCTGACGGCGAACGAGCACGGGTTTCAGACGCTCGTCATGGACACCGTCGACAGCTTCGAGGCGATGGTCTGGCAGTTCGTGTGCAAGCGCGACGGCCAAAAGAGCCTCGATTCCTACGGGTACGGGAAGGGGCCCAACGCCGCACTGGATCAGTGGCGCGTCGTCCTCTCGAAGTTGGAGCGCCTCCAGGCCGCACGCGGAATGAACGTGCTCATGATCGGTCATTCGATCGTGCGGACGTTCAAGAGCCCGACGACGGAGGATTTCGACCGTTACAACCTGAGCCTGAACGACAAGGCGGCCGGTCTCCTCAAGGACTGGGTCGATGTCGTTGGTTTCGCCGCCTTCGAGGATGGCGCCGGCAAGGGCTCCGGCTCGCGCGTGAAGGGCTTCACGACGGGGCGCCGGATGCTCTACCTCGAGCGCACCGCCGCTTACGATGCAAAGTCTCGCTATCCGCTGCCCGCGGAAGTGGAGCTCGATCCCGAGAACCCGTGGGCGCCGTTCGCCAAGGCGCTCAGTGACGGCGAGTCGATGGACGTCCCGCAACTCGCCGCCCTCGTGATGGCCGAAGCGGAGCGCATCGGAGACGCGGTGATCGCCGCGAAGGTCTCCGCGGCCGTGAAGGAAGCGACTGCGGCCGGCGACATTGAACGCCTGCGCCGCAACCTGCTCGCGCTCAAGCGCGTGCCCACCAAGCAATCCGAAGAACAAGCAGCCTGACCACCAACGCTCGAAAGAGGAGAGCCACATGTCTCAAGATCTGATCCCCGAGGGTTACTACAGCGCCGTCGTCGTCCCCGTTGCCACCGACGAGGGACCGCAGAAGGTGCAATTCGGCTTCACCAAGGAGAACAAGCGGCAGATCGCCGTGTGCTTTGAAGTGATCGACGGCGACTACATCGGCCACAAGCTGACGTGGTTCGGCTACTTCACCGAGAAGACCACCGAGCGCACTATCCAGGCGCTTCGCTACTGCGGCTTCCGCGGCGACGACCTCATGACGGTAAACGAACAGGCCCTCGACCAGGCCGTGTCGATCACGGTCGAGCACGCCGAGTACAACGGCAAGATCAGCGCGAAGATCGCCTGGGTGAACGCTCCGGGCGGGGGCGGTTTCAAGCTCTCGGCGCCCATGAAGAAGAACGACATGCGTCGCTTCGCCGCCGAGATGAGGATGGCCGTTCGTGGCATCCCGGACGCGCCAGGCGAGAAGGCCGTACGCGGCGGGCGCTCGTCGTCGAGCGGCGAAGACCTGGGCGACGAGCCCGGGGTCGGAGATCGCCACATTGGCAAGGGCCGCGCGGCCGAGGACGACATTCCCTTCTAGCCCAGTCGCGCCTTACTCCGGCCCACGGTGCGACGTGGGCCGCATGGAAGCGCACGACTCACCACACTCAAGGAGACGGACACCAATGGCCGCGAAACGAACGCTAGACCCAAAGGTGCGCGCAGAGCGTAGGCGCTGTCTGCGTCTCGTCGAGGCGTTCGCCTTCTCGTATGAGCTACTGCGCAACGAGGCCGGAGTGGTTGGCGAGACGGCGCGAGCTCGAATCGACATGGCCCGCAAGATTGCCGGCGCGATTCGACAGGGGGCTCGGTCGTGATGCCACCCACCACACAGACAGAGGACCAGCAGGGCTCTGCAACCAACGAGGAGACGAACATGAGCGAGCGCAGGAAGTTCACCGCAGACGAGTTGAAGGCCATCCTTGAGGAGCATCGCAAGTGGCGCGTGACGGGAGGCCGCGAAGGATCGCACGCCGACCTCGCGCACGCCAACCTCACGGACGCCTACCTCGCGGGCGCCAACCTCGCGCACGCCAACCTCGCGGACGCCAACCTCGCGCACGCCGACCTCACGGACGCCTGCCTCGCGGGCGCCGACCTCGCGGGCGCCAACCTCACGGACGCCTACCTCGCGGGCGCCAACCTCGCGCACGCCAACCTCGCGGACGCCTACCTCGCGGGCGCCAACCTCGCGCACGCCAACCTCGCGGACGCCAACCTCGCGCACGCCGACCTCGCGGACGCCTACCTCGCGGGCGCCAACCTCGCGCACGCCAACCTCACGGACGCCTACCTCGCGGGCGCCAACCTCACGGACGCCTACCTCGCGGGCGCCAACCTCGCGCACGCCAACCTCACGGACGCCAACCTCGCGCACGCCGACCTCGCGGACGCCGACCTCGCGGGCGCCAACCTCGCGCACGCCAACCTCACGGACGCCTACCTCGCGGGCGCCGACCTCGCGGGCGCCGACCTCGCGCGCGCCGACCTCGCGGGCGCCTACCTCGCGGGCGCCGACCTCGCGCACGCCAACCTCGCGGGCGCCGACCTCGCGCACGCCAACCTCGCGGGCGCCGACCTCGCGGGCGCCGACCTCACGGGCGCCCGAAACGTGCCGGCCGGCATCGAGAAGACCGATCCGCCGACGCACTACGTACGCCAGGCGCCAACGCCGGAAGTGCTCGCCGAGCGAGCCAAGGCGTACCGGGAGCGTCACCCGGAGGCCCCCGTCGTCGAGGCCCTGGATTCGAAGATTCTGGCCGCCATCTCCAGTGGCGGCGTCCTCGAAATGGCCTCGTGGCACGGCGAAGGTGGCGCGTGCGGGACGACTCATTGCCGCGCCGGGTGGGCGATTCATCTCGCGGGCGAGGCCGGGGCGAAACTGGAGGCGGAGCACGGCCCGGAGCGCGCCGGAGCGATGATCTACCGGGCGAGCACAGGACGAGTGCCGCACTTCTACGCGACAAATTCCAGAGCACTGGAGGACATCCGGGAGTGCGCGGAACGCGAGAAGGCCGCCCCATGACCACCAGAGAGGACCAGCAGGGAGGGGAGAGCGCCGACCCGTCCATGCCGCCGCCCGAAGTGATTGAGGCGTTCGCGAAGCACTGCCGGTGCTGCGGCGAGTGCCAGTCTCCGCCGTGCGACGGCGTCATAGCGGGCGGCTTCTGCGACGAGATGTGTTGGTGCGGGCGACAGGACGAGACCGACGCCGAAAATGACGAGGGCGACGGCTTCGTGTGCCACGAGTGCGGGGCTGTTTATCCGACATGCTCAGGACAGTACGACGCCGCACGTGACATGTGGCTCTGTGGTCCTAACTGCCCCGGCGAGCCTGCTTGCGAGCCGACACCATGAGACGCGGTCGCGATTCCGCGACCCGTGCGGCAGAGGACGCTGCGTCGGCTCCAGAGAGGCGCGCCGTCGTCGTCTCAGAGCGGATGGTCGCTGTCCGTCGGCTTGGTCACGCTCCGCTCCGGCAGGGCGATGCGGTTGAGTGCTACCGGTGCGGGTCTTCGGGGCGAATCGACATTAACGGCGAAATCCTCGGTCCTGGGAGCGAAAGGCTGACGGTGTACCCATGCGGGCAATAGTAAAGCAATCCTTGACGGTTGAACCTTCCGGAAATTCCGGAGAGTTGCCGATGCCGGGCTGTGGACACGAGGAGGCAATGGTCGACTGTGGTCCGTGTGCGGCATGGCTCGCGGAGCAGCCCGCCGAGTGCGATGGACGTGACTTCTGTTCGCAGGACAACGGCTGGCTTCGACGGGACCTCGTGGAGGTGTTCGACGACGGCTATCCGCGCCGCCTGTGTCCGAAGTGCCGACGCGATCGGGCCCACGCCATCGCGCGAGAGGACCGCGGCGACTACGAGTACGACCGCATGAAGGACGAGCGCACGCAGAGGGAGATTCCATGAAAGGCGCCGCGGAAGAGACGCGCGGGTGCGGCAAGCTGCTCGGATACGTCGACCATGAGGCCGTGCATTGCGTGCGTCACGAGAACGGAGAATGTCACGCCCTCGAAACCGCGTCGCCCGCGCCCCCTTCACCAGAGGCACGCCCACGCGTCCACAAGGGCATGACGTGCGGCCGATGCGGGGCCACCGACTGCATCATCGTGCCGAATGTCGATCCGACGTTCAGGAAGCTTCAAGGCGTCGGGCTCACCCAGCACGCGGTGCTCTGCCCGGAGGTCTGCGCGGGGCGCTGGTCGTGCGGAGCGTGCGACGACGACGGGCTCACGCGTACGGATCAGCACGCCCGGGATTGCGAGGTCACTCGCCCCGAGGTGCGCGCCGAATGGGAAAAGAAGAACGACCACGCGACGATGAGACTGGCAGCGATGGTCGCGGCGCGTGGCGAGTTCCTGCCCGCTTTCATCATGGACGCCCTGTTCCCGGGGTTCGAGCACGCGGACCCGCCGAGCTTCGCGTCGTTCAAGGCGGCGGCGACGCCATGAGCACCCCCTCGCCGGAGGACCGCGCCCGAGAGAAGGCGCACGCGTTCTTAACCATCAACCACCGCACATGCTGGCGCAACTCGCCCGAGGAGCCGTACCACCACTCGGACTTCTGCGACCGCCTGACCGCCCGCGAACTGGAGCACGAGGCCGAACGGGAGGCGCTGCAACGCGACCTCGAAGTCCGCCGTCACCCCGGAGAGGTGGAACGAAGGCTCACGGAAGCCCTGGCTGAGGCCAGCGCGCGATGTGAGGCGCTGCAACGCGAGCGCGACGAGTGGCGCACGCTCGCCGACCGCTGCGAAGACGTCGCAACCCTTCGCGGCGAGCGCGACACCGCCCTTGCCGACCTCGCCACTGCACGGGCTGACCTCGACAGCGCCACCGTTCTCTATGCCCAGGTGAGCGGGGAGCTGGCCGCTGCACGGGCTGAGCGGGACCTGGCGCAGGCGCGCGTATTGGCCGAGGCGCGGGACAGAATCGTCGACGGCGCGATGGACGTCGTCCGCCAGGCGGTCGCCCCTGTCCAGGTCCGCGCTGAGACCGCCGAACGCGACCTGGCCGCCCTCCGTAGACGGGTGGGGGAGGCGGCGCGAGAAGATGATGAGCGCACGGCAACGATTCGCGAGAACGCTCGGCATCGCAGTCCCATCGACGCCGTCGACTTTGTGCTCGCGCAACTTGACCACGCTCGCGCTGCCGCTGGTGAGCTGCGGGGGATGCTGAGGGAGGCGGTGCAGTTGATCACGACCAAGGCCGTGAACGTCGCCACCGTGGACGTCGGTCGCCTGCAAGCGTTCACGAAGTGCCCCGATGTCCTCGCCGTGATCAAGGAGACCCCATGAGCACTAAGCCTTCGGTCAAGTTCACCTGCCCTCGGTGCGCCGCGTCCCACGAGCGCGGGTACGTCGACGGCGCGTCGCTGTTCCGCTGCCTCGGGTGCGGCTACGTCGGAAGCGGGCAGCATCCCGACCCGGACATAGACGCTGAAATCGTCACCGCCGAGGCCACGGCGGACGCCTGGAACGAATCGCACGGCCTGCCGTCAACGCCTCGCGCGGAGTGGACCCCATGAGCACCGAGCAATCACTGGAAGACCGAGCACGCGAGTTCATGAGCGATTCTTGGGCCGTCTCTTACGACAGTGCCGCACCTGCCCTTGTCGCCCTCCTTCGCTCCGTCGACACCGCTGCCACAGAGCGCGCCACCGAGGCCGCCCGTGGGGAGGTGGAGCGGCTGCGTGACCTGGTGCGCCGGCTGCGCGACGACGGCGCTGGAGCGAGCTCGCTGTACCTCACGCACGCCAACCGGGCCAACGCCGCGGAAGCCGAGAACCAGCGCCTTCGCGAGCGTCTGGCGCCGTACCCTTCGCGCGTTGCCGAGACGAAAGCCTTCCTGGCCGCACCACCCGTGACGCCCGTCGAGCCGCTGGTGACGCCGGCCCCATATTCGCGCTCACATGGCTTCCTATTGACTCGCGTGGAGTCCGGGGCGGTCATCGAGACGCGAGCGCACGGAACCGGCTCGCCCGACGAGTACCTCACTGTCGTCGAGTGGACGCAACGACGCGGCGGTTGGGACAAGCGCGTGCTCTGGGAGATGTCGCCGGCAGCAATGGATCGCATGCGCGTCGTCCTGGGGCCGCGCCCCGTGACGCCGAAGGGAGAGCAGCGGGGCTGCGAGTGTCGTTGCTCGAAGGCCGGTTGCGACGAGCCGTGTGCGCTGCCGGCGGAGCACGCGGGGTATCACTCGTGCCGCGCGACTGAACCCGTCGAGGCACCCCCGAGCGAGCCCCAGAGCGAGGCCCCGCCTGCGCCCAAGTCCTGCGACGCCTGCGGTCACCTGTGGTCGGTTCATCACCCCGAGGACAAGGATCATTACCCTGGGTGCCGCCACGATGCCGGAGACTTCTCAGAGTGCAGGTGCGAACGCACCGGACCGCCCGAGGCCGCCCCGCCTGCCCCCGCTGCTGTGGTAGAATCAAGATTGCCGAAACGAGAACAGCCTCTCAGGTCCGGACGCCGGCCCCTTGAGGGGGTGCAGACGCCGGAAAGTGCAGGCGACGGCTCGGGCCGGGGCGTGAGTCCAAAGGGCTGTGCCACGGCCAGCCACACGCCCCGGCCTCGGCAACCTTCGTCTGCCCCCGCTGCTGATGCCCACGTGCTTTCCCGCTCGGTGCAGCGGCGAATCGCGTTGCAGAAGGGCGAGGAGCTGCCGACGTTCGCGGGCACCGCTGCTGATGTGCCGCGAGGGCCGAAGTGTGATTCGTGCGGCGGACGAGGCTGGGTGAGCAGCCCGCACGACAACCCCGAGGGGTGCGACGACTGCAACCAGACGGGCGTCCGGGGCGCCCCGCCTGCTCTCGCTGCTGATGCCCACGTGCCGTGGCCCCCGGAGAAGGGGGACCGTGCTCGGCATCGCGACGGGAGCACCTACGAGTTCACGGGGGAGCAGAACGACAGTGGCGGCTGGAACGTCGTGGACCCGGTGACACGCAAGCCCATCGGTGGCATCGGGAAGGCGGCCATCGACGGCGGCATGTTCATGCTGCTGGGTCGCAGCGCGAGCGCAGCGCCTACCTCCGACCAGCTAGTCGAGAAGGTCGGCCCGCTGCCCACTACGGGACTGGCGAGTGCAGCGCCTACCGAGGAGCCCCCGCGCGAACAGACCATCGCCGAGCGCGTGGCGTCCATCGCTAAGGGGCTGTACGGCGGCGCGACCGACCCGAATCGCTGCGTCTGCGCCGAGCAGGAGAAGGGGCGCAACGCGGGCACGCCGCACCGCCACTACACTGAGCCGCCTTACGCGTGCGCTCGCTGCGACTGCAAGGCGTACGCGCCGGCCATCGCCGCCACCCCTTCCAGCGGTAGCTCTCCGGCGTGCGGCCTGACCTACCCGTCGAAGTACAGCGGCATCGTGATGACGTGCCTGCGCGTGCCCGGTCACGCCCCGGTGCCGGGAAGCTGCCAGGGCAGCGGTAGCTCTCCAGGGAGTGAGGCGTTCGAGGCGTGGTGGACGACCGTCGAAAACGGCAACTTCATCAATGAGCGCGAGATGTGCCTGGTCGCCTACAGCCGCGGCGCCGCTGACCGTGACGCTGCCGTCTCCCGGGCCCGGCTGTCCGCATTCGACGAGGTCATCGCGCTCATCAGAGAGCGCCGCAAGCCACACCCGGGCTGGCTGTCGTCGGACGTTATCAAATGGGAGTATGAGACCAGGCACCTCGGCTACCTCGCCGACCACATCGCCCGCCTCTCCTCTACCACCGAGACGCCCAAATGAGACTGCTCAGGCCGGTGGTCTGGTGGGTGCGCTACGTGCTCGCATTCGTGCTCACGCTGCCCGTGCTACTTGTCGGGCTCGGGCTGGGCGTGTTGATCCGCCTCGGCTCGTTCGCAGACGGCGTGTTTGACGCGCTCATGGGGCTCGCGGGCGCGTTGTGGCCGAACCCCCGTGGCGTCGCCTGCAAGGCATGCCAAGGACGCGGTCGTGTCATTCCACCGGAGCCCGAAAACGAGACGCCCCTCGAAGCTGCCCGACGTCAAGCCGGGACCACCGAGACGCCGACGACGACTGGAGGGGAGAAGCCGTGAAGCCATGCGACGAGTTGCGAGCGGTTCGCCCTGACGGGGTCTGCATCTCCTGCGGACGCCATGACAGTGAGCACCCGAGCAACCCGCGGTGCGTCTGCGGGCACGGGCACGGGTCGCACCGATGCGTCGGATTCTTCGCCAACGAGTGCCACGCCGCAGACTGCACGTGTAAGCAGTTCACGCCGCCTGAGGTTGGCCAATGAGGATGCCCGCCATCGACTGCGCCGCGACGTGCCCCGCCGAATGGGTCTGGCCGTGCATCAAGACCGACGGCCACGCGGGGCGCCATCGCGACTGGACCGACCGCACGTGGACCGAGGAGGAAATCGCTCGCATGGAAGCCAGGAGGCCCGAGGCCGAGACGCCACCTCCAGGAGGGACGCGAGAATGAGACTCATCGGAAAGAACGACGACCGCGCCCGTTACCACCTGTGGCCGATTCGGCTGAAGTGGAAGACGCGCGCCAACAACCTCTCACTGAACCTGAGTCACTGGGGGTGGCACGGGTGGCAGACCGGCGCCGAGCGCGTGCCCGAGGCAAAGACGAGCTTCGGGTGCATGCCCGGCTACCGCAAGACGTTCGGCCAGACGCTGTACCTGGGGCGCCTGCTCGTCATCCTCGGGCCGAAGCGCGGCCAGGACGGTGGTACCCGTGGGTAAGCGCGTGAGTCCCCGCTTCGTCGTCGGCATGTGCCAGGGCTTCATCGCCGGGCACTTCGTCGGCGGTGCGGTCACGGCGGCATTCGGGTACCGCACCCTTGCCGTGGGCGTGCTGCTGCTCGGAATCGGCTGGGTTGCGCCCGCGATGGCCTGGGAGAAATTAGCGGCGCGCGAGACGCAAGGAGGGACGCGCCCGTGAGCGCCGAGTGGATACTCTACTTCCTGCTCGCGGCGAACCTCGTGTCCGACGTCATTGCGTGGCGCCGGGGACGACGAGAGCACCGCGAGTACATGGAGGCCCTGCGACGAAACTGGCGGGCCAGGGAGAGCGCACCCCGAGATAAGGGAGACGAGACGCCATGACGTTCGACATTGAGTCCGCAGCCCGCCGAGTGTGCGCCCATGAGCAGGGCCGACCGTGTATCTGTACGGGGCTTCGCGCGGCGATTCGCGCTGGCTTCGACGCAGGCCGCGCCGAAGGACTAAAGCGCGCCGAGGAGATTGCACGGGGGCAGCTCGCGTGGCTCCCGGTGTACCCGGTCAACGTCATTGCCGACGCCATCGCGAGCGAGCGTACCAAGAGAGAGGGGGAGTGATGACTCGCGAAGAGGCCCGTCAGTACCTGCGCAGGACTCTCGCCGACGCGGCGCCAACATGGCACGCCGCCGAAGCGGTGCGGGTTTTGGTCGAAGATGCCGTCCCCTCTACCGTCGATAGAGATGCGCTGCTCAAGGAAGCGTTGGCGCTGCTTGAGAAGGCCGAGCACGTCCGCATGGACGGCCTCCCGTTGATCTCGCGGTGCCCCGAGTGCCGCTCTCCTCGCGACCTGTCGCAGCCGCACGAAGTGAACTGCTCGTATGACGCATTCCTAGTCAGCCCCTCCCTTGCAGCATGGCGCCGGGAGACGGGGAAGTGAAGCTACCGAAGAAGGCCGAGGCCGAGTTGCGAAACCTTCGCCGTTACGCCAGCTACATCGGGTGCGGCTGCAACGGCACCGAAGAGTGCGAGGGGCAGCCGAATTGCGCACAGGCCGACTTCAAACGGATCTACCGCCGATTCCGCGACGCCCTTCGCTTCTACACCCATGCGAAGGCAAAACGCCGCACCTAAGCGCGACAGTTTGCCTCGCTGACATTCTGCTCAGCTAACGCAACGTCACCTTTCTGTCACACGATAACCGCGCAGGCTGCATGAGCGACGAGTCCGAATTGCTGGCGCTGATGCGCGCCGAGATGGCAGAGCTTCGTGCGGACATCCGCGCGTTGAGGCCCGTCACCGTCGGAACCGACATGCTCGTGTCGGAGATCGGGGAATGGTACGCGAAGCGCTGCCGACCCGCCGCCCTGTCGACGCTCAAGCCCGTTCTGGAGTACTTCGGGCCCAAGCGTGTGTCCGAACTTCGCCCGGCTCATTACATCGTCTTCCGCGACGGCCGCGCGGACGGAACAACGCGCCTCGGGTTCAAGCGCGCCGTCGGGACCCTGAACACCGAGCTGGCGCAAACGCTGGCGATGTTTCGCGCGGCGGTTCGAGCCGAGTTGATCGCGCGCAACCCGTTTGAGGGCGTGGAGCGCCTGCCGGGGCAGCACGCGCGAGAGACGCGCATCGAGCCGATCGCGCACGACATCGCCTTCTCAAAGGCTCCGCAGGTGCTGCGCGTCTTCCAGGGCGTGTGCATCGAAACGGGGATGCGCAACGGTTGCGAGGTCGTTCGCATGCAGCGGGCGCACGTAGACCGCGAGAACATGATGATCCACGTGCCGCGCGAGAACGCGAAGGGCAAGAAGAAGTCGCGCGACGTCCCGATGAGCGAGTACTGCCTGCGCCTGCTCGACAGCCTCGACGAGATCGAAGGCTGCGACTTCTACTTCGCCAACCCGAGAACGAAGCGGCCGTACAATCCGAAGTACTTCAACACGATCTCGCGGCCGTTCCTCGACACGTTGCCGGCGGCGCCCGGAGATCGCCGCGTCGTCACGCACGACGCTCGGCACGGCGCAGTCTCGCGGCTCGCGAGCGGTAACATGAACCCGCTCATCGCGATGAAGCTGATCGGGCACGAGTCAGCAGCGATGCATTGGCGCTATTTGCAGATCAGCGAGGCTGACCGCGCGCACATGCGCGAGATCCTCGCCGCCGATCGAAAACCGGCCGTTAAGGCCGAGCGCCCTCCTGTTGACAACGGACAAATTGCTGACTCTGTTCGCTGAGTTGTAAGATTCAGCACAAAAGTAGTTGCGCGATTTTGGGACGCGTGAGAACTAATACTCACCCCCGTGTCAAGAACCGTTCGCCAGCTGGAGCCCCTTGCGGTGTTGACCGCCGACGGACACGGGGGTGTCGTGCCTGCTGTTGACAGCGCACAGGGCTCGAGCTGGCGAGTGCGTTTCTGGAGGGCGTGAAGATGGAACGACCGATCGCGTGTTCTTACTTCAAGAAGAAGTTACAGGTGCCGTCGGGGGCGGCGGGTAGTCACCCGCTGCTCCGGAAACAGCCCGAGGACCTGACCAATCAGGAGATCCGCGAGCTTACGGGCGTGCTGTCCGTCGAGGTCGCGGCGCGGACGGGCAAGCCGGCGCGCGTTCGTCTCCAGCGCCGCGTGACGGCCTTTCCGGCATTCGGCGCCATCGCGGCCGGTCCTGGCCTCGACGCCTTTGGCCCGATCGGAGGACGCGCGTGAGACGGCGTCAGGCGGTCCAGTGGCTCGCCCCGGCCGCGATTGGCGCCCTGGGGCGACAGGAGTTCCTGACTTACTGCGACCAGGCAATCGGCGTCCTTGTGGTCGAGGCTAAGCGCCGCCGCTCGATCGCAAAGCGCAAGCAGGCCACGGCTGCGCGCCGGGTACGCGCCCTTGAGCAGCGCATGGGGGTGGCGTCGTGAGCCGGCGCGAGCGCATCACGCTGTCCATGAGCACGTCCGACGCCATCGTGGCGATGTGCGACGGCAACCCGGGTGCGCTGAGCGTTTGCGTTCAGCTTATGAAGGAAGGCCCGCATGGGTTCTTCCGCGTGCTGTACCTCGATTCGCTGGGCATCTATGGCCCGCGTATCTGGAGGCTCTACAAGGACGTCTGCAGGCAGGACCTTGCAGTGATGCAGGCCCTCTTGGAGGGCAGCCGACTCGGCAAGTTCCCCGTGGCCGTTCTGAATCACGCCATCGACAATTACGGCGAAGGGCTCGATCTCGCACCGTACGTCGCCCCCGAGGCAGAGGCCCCGAAGGCCGGAGGTGCCGCGTGAGGCCCGGCAAGGCCATGGCCCGCACCCTCCTGGCAGCGGTGTGTGCGGTAGCGGCGGTGCTGGTGTTGTCGGTGGGCGGGTGCAGTAGCCACGCCGACGAGATGCGCGCCTGCGCGGCCATCTGTGAGCCCAGCGGCGTCGCTTCGTTCCAGATCATCCCCTCGCTGCCGCCGATTCACGCGTGCGTCTGCAAGGCCACGACTCAGGACGGAGGTGGGCGGTGAAGCTCCTCGATGCGCTCGGCAAACTCGTGAGCGACCAGGCGGCGTGTGTCATGGCCGGGGCCGTGCTTGCCGTTCCCGCGTGGCTTGCGCTGCGGTTCTTTCACCCGGTTCCGTTTCTAGCGGTGTCATCCGTCGGGTGGCTGTTCTTCTCGCTTAAGAGCGTGCTGGGAGGTGCCCAGTGAAGCTCCGCGTAGAGGTGACGGCGGAGGATATCGCGGCCGGCAACAGCGGTGACTGCGAAAGCTGCCCTATCGCGCTGGCGTGTTGTCGCGCCGGGTTGAACGGCGTTCTGGTTAGCGACGACGGGATTGCCTGGAACGGCGGTTTTGTCGATTTGCCCGCCGGTGGCCTTGAGTTCATCTCCGACTTCGATCGGGGCCGGGTCGTCCTTCCCTTCACGTTCGAAATCGAAGTTCCCGACACGGCGGTGTCCAAGTGAGCCGCCGTCGTCAGTTCCCGAAGGTCACGAGGGAATTGCTGGCCACGCCCGTGATCAACGGGCACCGCTGCTGGGCTTGCGTCATGGATCCGGAAGCGAAGGAGTTCGCCATCGACGTCCGCACGTCGGCCTCAATTGACGACGACATCGAGGAGGCATTTGACGTCGCCCTCTCTCTGAGTCTCGACGGCTGTGACCCGGAGGACCTTCCGTGAGCCTCCGTCGCACGCCCCTCTCTCGCGGGGCCAGCCACGACGAGCAAGGGAGGAAGCGTTACACGTCATTCTCGGGCCCGCGCAAGCCCCTGGCTCGCTCACGGATGAAACGGGCGCTCCCGAAGCGGATCAAGCGTCGTGCGGACGCCTCGCCTTACGTGCAGTACGTGCGAACTCTCGCCTGCGTTCACTGTCACAAGTCCGGCCCGTCCACCGCGGCTCACGTCGCGACTGGACCAGGGCAGAAGGGTATGTCTCTCAAAGTGCCTGATTGGCAGTGCGTGCCCCTGTGTGACGGGCCGCGTAGCTGCCACCGGTATTTCGACGGGCAGGAGGACGGCCCGAAGAACCCATTCCGCGGGTGGTCCAAGGAAGAGAAGTGGGCTGTGGCGGCAGACTGGGTCGCGCTGACCAAGATGCGCGCGACGCGACCAAGAACCGTCGCAGACGCGTACAAGCTCGCTGACGCTGGACTCGGCGAGGTACTGCGCCAGGTTGCGGGCGCGGGGTGGGCGGTTCGATCGGTGGTGCTGCCGTGAGTCGGCTTGGCACGGTCGTCTCCGGGATCAAGCCCATGGGGCGCAAGAGCTACGGATCCATCGGTCACCTCCATGGCTCCCGTCTCGGGCCCGGAGATCATCACATCCACGAAGGCCAAACGAAGGCGATGACCGAGGCGCTTCCGAAGCGCGACTGGCTCGTCGTCCAAGAGAAGGTCGACGGCTCAAACGTCGGCGCATGCAAGCTCAATGGCGAAATCTACCCGCTGGTGCGAGCTGGATGGGATGCCCGCACGTCACCCCGCGAGCAACACCAGATGTTCGCGCGGTGGGTAGAGCGCAACGTTTCGCGGTTTGCCGTCGTACTGGAAGAAGGGCAACGGATCTGCGGCGAGTGGCTGGCACAGGCCCACGGAACGAAGTACGCGCTACCTCACGAGCCGTTCGTTGCATTCGACATATTCGATGCCAACGACGAGCGCCTCACGCACGCTCGGTTCAATGGCGCCGTGGCGGGTGCGTTCGCGACTCCACACGTCTTCCATGGCGCGGCCGAGGCGTTCCCGATGACCATTCTGCCCGGCCTCCAGAGCCATCACGGAGCGCTGGAACCAATGGAGGGCGTGGTCTACCGCTGGGAGCGCGGCGATCGCGTGCTGATGCTCGCGAAGTGGGTGCGGCCAGAGAAGAAAGACGGCTGCTATCTCGACTGCGAGACGACCGACGGTCCCGTATGGAACTGGAAGGAGGCGGCATCATGAGCGCTTCGGTTGCGCATGCCGACCTCGGTTTCTCGGGGCACTCTCGCGCCGAGTCCATCGATCTCCGCTTCGCTCGCTTCCTCGAAGAACACCCGAAGGCGCTGCACGAGTTCGCTGACATCGGGCGCGAGCTCATCGCGGCCGGTGAGACGCGGCTATCGGCGAAGTTCATTGTCGAGATTGCGCGGTACCGCCAGATCATCCGAAAGACGCCTGGCGAGAAATACGCCGTCAACAACAGCTTCTCGTCGCGCATTGCGAGGGCGCTCGAGATCGGGTGGCCTGAGTTCGCGGGGAAGTTCGAAACGCGCGCCCTGCACGGAGACGAGTCGTGACCCCAGGCGAAATCATCGCCGCCCTTTGTGCGGCCCGTGGCGTGACGGTCAAGCAAGTGAAGTCGTCGAACCGCCATGCCCAAGTGACACTCGCGAGGCACGAGTGCTTTGGGCTCCTTCGCTGTTACGCAAAGATGTCGAACAGCGAAATCGGCAACGCCCTGGGAGCCCGAGACGCGAGCACGGTGACCCACGGCATTCAGCGCGTGCAGAGGTTCGCCGACGCTCACCCGGCCTTCGCTCTTGAGATGGACCGGATCGTCGGGGTGACGATTCTCGAAGAGAGCGTTTCGCTGGTTGACGACCTACGCGCGTTGCATAAGGAGTTCTTGGAACTGCGCCGCAAGGCGCTTGAACTTGCCGTGCGGATTCGCGGGTCGGCTAGGGAGGCCGCGTAGCCGTGGCCACGAGGTTGACGTGGAAATGAAGTGCTCGTCGTGTAAATCCGCCGAGCGTGGTCGTGTGCTCGAGACGCGCTTCGTTGCCGATGGGCTTGTCATGAGGCGTCGCCGCGCCTGTGACTGCGGCAACCGTTGGACGACGTTTGAGGCTTCCGAGGACGCTATCGGTAGTGTTGAAAAGCTGATTTCAAACGCTACCCGTAGTGTTCAAAAAGCACTAACGAACACTACCCGTAGCGTCGAAGAATCAGCGTCAAACGCTATCGGTAGTGTTGAAAACATTGACGAAAACGCTACGGGTAGCGTTGGGGGGGTAGGGGGGGGTCTGCCTCCGGTTCTTTCTCTGGTTCCGGGTTCTTCTTCGGATCCTTCTCGGCAATCCGGATCAGAAAGAGTCGCGCGCACGCGTAAGAGCAAGCCGGACGCCAGCGCGCTGTTCGTCGCGTTCTGGGATGCGTACCCTCGCAAGGCCGCGAGGCTGCACGCGCTGAAAATGTGGCAGCGGCACGGTTGCGATGCGCTGGCGACCGAGATCATGGCCGCTCTTGAGTGGCAGGTGCCGATCTTCGTGCGCCGCGATCCGGAGGCCGTCCCGCACGCGGGGACATGGCTCAACGGTCGGCGATGGGAGGACGAGCGCCAGGCGGCGGTCGCGGCGGTCCCAGTGAAGGCGCAGCAGGGTCGCGACGCGTGGGCGGAACTTTTGGCCGAGGAGACGAACCGATGACGCGAGTGGAACTGATTGCGACGACGGTGCAGACGTTGGCCGAGACGTTTCGAGTCGCGCTCACGAAGCCTGCGGCGCGCGGCTACAAGCTCGGGCTCGAGGATCTCACCGAGGACGAAATCAACTTCGCGGCCGGTCGCGCGCTGCGCGAATGCAAGTTCATGCCTTCGCCGTCCGAGCTTCGCGCCTTCGCCCGCCCGCCTCGCAGTCTCGAGGCCCGCGCCGCAGCGGCCTGGGCGAAGGTCCGCGAGGCGATCCGCCGGTACGACTACACCGTCGCAAGCATCGACTTCGGCCCGCTGACCAATACGGTGCTCCGTGCCATGGGCTCATGGGCCTGGCTTTGCGAGCTTGGCGACGAGGCCATGAAATGGGAAGCCAAACGCTTCGCGGAGTTGTTCGCGGCGTTCGCATCCGGGCCCGAGACCGCGCTTCGCCCAGAGCCGCTCGAGGGCTGGGGCCGGGGGCGCACCGGGTGCGCGGCGGCCTTCGTGGCCATCGAGGGCGAGATTGCACCGCTCGACCCGCGGCGCGCGATCGAAGGGCCGGCGTCGCCGGTGCGGAACCTCGTGCGCGAACTCGCCGAGGAGAAGACTTTCCAAAAACATCCGAGCGGGGAGGTGCCGAGGCCAGAGGCCGACGCGCCGTCGATCCACGTGAGGGAAAGCGCGCACTGCGCGCCCGCGGGAGGTGCGGCCGAAGACGCACCGTCGGCCTCGCGGGCGAATGTGCACAAACCCCCGGTGAAGATCACCGAGGACGAGAAGGCCGCCGCGGTCGCCCGTATGGCGGCGCAACTCGAAGCGCGCCGAGGTGCCGCGTGAGCGCTCGGACGCACGTTCTTTCGAAGGGCCAGTCAAACCTCGACGCGGTCATCGCGTTGCTCAACTCGTGGCGTGACGTCTCGGCTTGGGCGAAGGGCAGCCTCATCGCCGACTGGAAGGCGAGCGGATATCTCACCGAGGACGAGGCGGTCGAGGTTGCCGCGAAGACGGGAGCGCGGACGTGAACACGGTGCGGATCTTCCAACTCTCGAAGGGCTTTGAGATCTGGCTATGGCTCTGCCCGCCGTGCCTCGCCGCAAAGAAGGCCGACGGGTGGGACGTGAAGGCGAGTGTGGCACCGCCGCATGATCTGACGTGCGACGGATGCCGGGAGGCTTCCTCGTGAGCGCCGAGAGATTCATGGACGCGGGCGCGGCCTCTTTCTTGGGGGGCGAGGCCGCGCCCGCAGACTGCCACGCCTGCGTCGGCAAGCCGTGTCCGAGTGACGAGCAGATAGCGACAGGATGGATCTGCGAGTGCGGCCACGAATGGGACCCGCACGAGGTCGATTACGATGGGCGATTCGTCCTGGGCGGGTGCGCCCGCTGCGAGCGCAACGCTCAACCGACGGTTCTCGACGTGCTCATTGCGCGCGAACCACTGAGGGCGCCGTGAGCGAGGCCGCCGAGATGGACCTCGCGCAACTTCACGCAATGGAGCGCGTCCTCAACGATGTGTGGGAAGAGAGAGCGCGCCAGCACGCACGATGGGGAGAGCAGAACCTCCCCGACGGAACCCGCCCGGCACGAGCAAACCGGGCGCGTCGAGGAGCCGCGAAGCGCGCATGCGACAAGGCTGCGGCGCAAGGCCAGGTGACTTTCGCGCACATCCTCGCGGAGGAATTCTTCGAGGCGCTGTGCGAGACCGACCCGGACGCTCTGAGAAACGAGCTTCTTCAGGTCGCGGCCGTTGTTTGCCAATGGGTCGAGGCCATCGACCGGAGGCGGGGTAAGTGAGCGCCGTGGCGGTTGCAGACGTGATCCCTGGAGCGATGGCGCGGCCGTTCCTGAAGTGGGTCGGCGGCAAGACGCAGTTGCTCCCGGAATTGCTGCGCCGAATGCCGGCGAGATTCGGCACCTACTACGAGCCGTTCGTCGGGGCCGGGGCGATGTTCTTCGCGCTGGCGCCCGAGCGCGCCATCCTGAACGACGCAAATGGTCGCCTCGTCAGTGCGTACGATGGCGTGCGCGACTGCTGCGAGGATGTGATCGCGAAGCTGCGCGGGAAGGTCCGCGTTCGCGAGCTCACCGCAGAGTCCACGGCGGCACCGGGGACCATGGAAGAAACCGAGCGGACGTCGATGGACGCGAAGTTGGAGGCGGCAGGGCGGTGTAAGTGCGGCCTGCTGAACCCCTGCTACTCGTGCCCACGGAACGCCGCGGAATATGCCGACGCCCGCCCTGGTGCAGGAGCGACGTACCCGGGGAGCCCCGCGTGAAGCAGCCCGTCGTTATGTTGGGGCGCTGGAGGGTGGCGTGACGGCGCTCCGGGACCGCTATGCGCCGCCCCCGGCAACCGAGGCGAGCATTGCGGCCCTCGTTGTCGCATGGCTGCGTGACCAGCGGTTCGAGGTCTACCAGGAAGTCCATGTCCATGGGCGCACCTGCGACATCGTGGCGACGCGCGGGCCGCTGCTCTGGGCCATCGAAACAAAGATGCAATACGGGGTCGCCGTACTCGACCAGGCCGACTACTGGCGCGGGCGTGCGAACCTCGTGTCGGTCGCCACGCCGCCGTCGATGCGCTGCTCTCCAGTGCTCGACTACTTCGCCGACCAGCACGGCATCGGTCGCCTGACGGTCGACCAATATGAAATTGTCCGCGAGCGCTGCCACCCGCGCTTCGATCGCAAGGTGGCGGCGTCGCTGCGCAACCACCTGCGCGAGGAACAAAAGACGCTCGTCGCGGCGGGCACGAACCGCGGCGGCTACTTCACGCCATTCAAGGAGACGTGCATGCAAGTGGCGCGGATGGTTCGGCAACAGCCGGGCATCACCCTCGGCGAACTCCTGGCCGATGGGCACTTCCACTATGCCAGTAAGGCGTCGGCGCGAACGGGCATCGCGAAATGGGCCGAGGAAGGCGCCATTGAAGGCGTCCGCGTCGAACGCGAAGGGCGCGCGATTCGCCTATACCCGGAAGACGTGGGACCGGCGCAGCGGTCTCTGCTCGGCGGTGCCGCATGACACCCTCCCTACCCACCTGGCGCCACCGCGCCGCTGACCGCCTGCTGGGTCTCACGTGGCCGGTCATCGCCATCTTCGACCTGTTCTTCGGCCGCTACTTCGAGGAGCGCTCTGGCCTCCGCCGTGCCCGCCAGAGGGCCAAGGAGGCGGAGGGACGCGGGTTGAAGGTCAACAAGGGAGGGCAACCGTGAGCGAGGAGCGTTTGGAACTCGTAACCGACTTCGGGAGCTTGGAGGCAGGCGACCTGATCGTGCTCAAGCCCTGCAAGTGGTGCGACCGCGACCACCGCGGGATGTTGCTCGCGTTCGTGGCGGACGCGCCTGGACTGAACAAGAGCGGCGGCCTTGAATATCATGACGGATGGACGACGACGATCCCGAGTCACCGACTCGGCGGCAAGTGCTGCCTGATTGGCGATATGCATGTAGCCGACCGCCGCGTCTACCGAGTCATCATCCCTCCCGCCCAAGAGGCCCGCGAGACCGCTCGCCCGAAGAAACTGGAGCGCGTGCGATGAAGGTCGTCTACATCGCCGGCCCATTCCGCGCGGCGACGCCCTGGCTCATTGAGCAGAACGTCAGGGCCGCCGAAACGGTGGCGCTCGAAGTCTGGCGCATGGGCGCGGCGGCACTCTGTCCGCACATGAACACACGGCACTTCCAGGACTGCGCACCGGATGCGGTCTGGATCGAGGGGACATTGGAGCTGTTGCGTCGATGCGACGCCGTGCTCGTGCAAGGCAACTGGATGATGAGCACCGGGACGCGGGGCGAAATCGACGAGGCGCGCAAGCTCGAAAAGCCGGTGTTTTTCAACACCACGGAACTGCGCTGGTGGATCGAAGAGAAGGCGGGGCGCCAGTCATGAGCACCTACTCCATTGCCCTCATCGCCGGCCCGACTGGGAGAAGAAAGAGAGCAAATGACCAACCTCAAGACCAAGAAAACAACCCCCGGCGAACGCGCCGTCGAAGCCATGAACAAGGCCGCCGACGCGGCTGTTCGTAAGGCTCCCACGGGTCTCGAAGTCCGTCTCGCCTACATGGAGCGCGTGGTCGAGATCCGCGAGGAGTTCGAGCGCCTGGAGGACGAGGTGTGGGGCCGGGCGCGGGCGACCGAGACCGAAGGGAGCGCGTAATGGGCGCCCACAAGTCCAACCCCATGGCCGAAGGCTACGTGCTCGGCGCCGGCCGTACGCCGCCCGTGCAGATCTCAGCCCACCTCGACTGCGAGGTCATCCCCTCGCAGGCGTGGCTGGACGAGAACCCTGCCGACCCCGAGACCGGGAAGCGCCCTGAGTGCCCGCCTGAGCGCGCCGAGGTGCGGTTCCTCATCATGGGGGCGATGGTCATCCCGAGCGCCGTGCGGGCCAAGAAGGACTGGGCAGCGGGATTCGGTCCTGTGGCCGAAATCCATCGAATGGACTGGGCGACCTTCGCGATGCTGTTGGTCAAGGACAACCCCCAGCTGGCCCCCGTCCTCAACGGCCCGACCCCGGTGCAGGGCGAGGAGAACTAGGTGGCCGGCGTCTACGTGCGCCGCCCGCTTTACGGAGAGCGCCGGTACATCTGGTCGACCACCCGCGACGCTATTCGGGCCCGCAACGGCGGCCAGGCGTGCGACTTCGAAACCGTCTGCGAGCTCGTTGACGGCGTGCTCGAGCGGTGCCGCATCTCAGCCGCTTTTCTTCCTGGGGTTGAGCGGCACGGCCACCCCGAGATCCAAGGATTCGTGGTCGAAGACCCCCAGGACGAAACGGTCGAGTTCCTGCACCTGCGCAAGCTGTACCTCGATATGAGCACGGCAGGGTTGGCCGCCCGAGTAGTCAAGGCCCTGCTGCGCGACCGGGAGAGCGTGACGTTTCGGCGCCCCCCTGCCGAGACGGCAGCGCTAGCCCTTCGTGAGGCGCGGTGCGTGGTCAAGGTGAAACCGAGGAGCGTGTGATGCGGTTCCTGCTGGATAAGGAACGGACCGACGAGCGACGTCGACCGAAGGCCGACCGCATCCCGGCAGGAGCGCGGGTCATCGAGGCGGAAGTGGAACTCGCTCCGCGCATGCAAGAAGCGTTCAAAAAGGCCAAGGCGGCAGAAATCCAAGCGTACTCGGGTGAGATTCGCTCATGGCTCGTCGGCTTGTTGCGCAAACGGTGGCCCGGGACGAATTGGATCCGGGTGGAGTAAACTGAGGTCCGACGGTGGCAACGTTCGCAACGCTCGGTGACATACTGAAACACGCGTACAGCGCTGCGAACTTCATTGAGGAAATCGCAATGGAAACGCACACGAACGATGACGAATTGGCGGACGCGCTGGTAGCACTGGCCGAGATGGAAACGAGGGCGAGACCTCTGCGCGGGACCGGAATGTTCGAAGGTTTCGCGGCGTGGTTGCCCGTCTCCGCCAAGGTACGTCCCGCGGAGAACTACCCGGGCGAGATCGTGCGCGCGCTGGTCCAGGCCCCGAAGCCCACGCCGCCCCGCTCCGAATACTCGTGCGATGGCAAGACCTGGCTCCCGGCCAACGAAGGCCAACGGTTGGACGGCGCCCGTTTCTTCCGTCGTGACGGCAAGTTGCGCCGGGTCCGGACGGCCGATGGCGCGATCCACGAAAGCACCGAGCACGACTTCAAACGCTGGCGCCTGCTGGCCGAGCTTGAGGCCGAGGACAATGCGCCGATCCGGGAGCGTTTCAATCCGGCGACGTTCGATCCCCCGGTGTCGGAATGGGGCCCTGGCATCAAGGGGCGGACGTTCGCCGACCCACGCCCCCCGTACATTCCGACGGTGTGCGACATGGACCTTTTGCCGGACGTTGGATGACCTCCAAACAGCGCAGATTCGTCGAGGAATACGTCATCGACTTCAACGGGACGAAGGCCGCAATTCGCGCGGGCTATTCGCCTCGAACGGCCAACGAACAGGCCGCTGCTCTCTTAGCAAAACCTAGTATTTCCGATGAGGTAGAGCGCATTAAGGAGTGGCACGCAACCAAGAGCGGAATCACGAAAGACCGCGTGCTCCGCGAGCTGGCCGCGATGGCCTTTTCGAGCATCAGTAACTACCGAATCGACGACGCCGGCAATCTCACGCTGTCCCCCGGCGCGCCCCGTAACGCGATGGCTGCCGTGTCGTCGATCAAGCGCAAGGCGTGGGATGACGGCGAAGGCGGCCACACGGTCGAAGTCGAGTTCAAGCTGTGGGGCAAGGCTGAGCCGCTGAAGCTGGTCGGGCGCCACGTCGACCTCAAGGGCGTCTCGGAACGGGTTGAGCACTCGGGACCCGATGGCGGTCCGATCAAGTACGAGGAGATGACCGTCGAGGAAAAGCGGGCCCGGCTCAAGGCCCTGGCTGAAACGGCGACGGCACGGCTCGCCGAAGAAGGCGCGAAGGATGGCGGCTCCGGTTCTTAGCGCCGCCCAAATCGACGCGATGTCGCCGGCCGAGCTCGACGAGGCGCTGGCTCTCCTCGAGTCGCGGCCGAAGTTCACGATCGCGGAGTTCGCCGGCAAGCACGAGCCGCAATACAAGTTTCTCGCCGACCGCTCGCACCGCAAGCACGTCATGTGCGCCCGTCAGGCGGGCAAGTCCCAGGGGTGCGACGCGCTTATGCTGGACCGCGCGCTGGGGCGGCCCAATAGCACCTGGCTCATGCTGGGGCTCAACGGCCCCCAGATCCGCACGAACAACTGGGAACCCATCTGGACGCGCCTGTTCTCGCGCTTCGGTGGGTTGAGCGGCGTCCGGCACAACGACACGCGCATGGTGTCGACGTTTCCGAACGGGAGCCGCGTCATCTTCGGCGGCACCGACGACGCGAAGCACATAAAGAACCTGCTCGGCGGCCGTCTCGATGGCGGCGGAATCATCATCGACGAGTGCCAGGACCAGGGGCACGTTCTCGACGAGCTGCTGGATTCGATCCTCCCGCCGATGATGTCTCTCACGTCAGAGCTTGTGCTTGCCGGCGTGTTCCCCGATGCCCCCGCGGGCCGCTTCTGGCGCGAATCGGGGTGGATCCAGGTCGACGGGCGGTTCGTACAGCGCACTGACGGTGGTTGGTCGCGGCACAACTGGGGCCGCCTCGCGAACGTTCACACGCCCGAGGCCCGCGAAGTGCTGCGGCGCTACATGGCGGACACGGGCCTCAACGAGGATGACCCGCAGATCATGCGCGACTGGGGCGGGCGCCCGGCGTTCGACCCAACGGCCACGGCCTATCGCTACGCCGTCGAGCGCAACGGTTACGTGGCGGACATCCCCGAGTGGCTCGTGAAGCTCTACGAGACGCAGAAGGACGCCAAGGGGCGGGACCTGCTGTTCTGCCACCCGATGCGAGACGGGAAGAAGGACGGCGCGCGCCACGGGCTCATGGCGGCGACGCCACGGCCTGGTGTGCGCATCGTGGGGTTCGCCATCGACCCCGGTTCGACGTCCGACCGCGTCTCGATCCAGGGCTGGGGCTGGGGCGACAAGGACAGCCATGATGTACAGCACCTTTTCGACTGGACGACGCCGCGCGCCGCGCAACTCACGACGGGTCAGATCTTCGCGATGGCGGGGGTCGCGCAGTCGATGTTCAGTCAGCGCGGCCTCTATGTCATGAAGTGGAGATACGACGCCGGCAGCTCGCAGAACACGATCGACAACCTGCAAAACGACTACGGCTTGCCGGTGATCCTCGCGGCCAAAAAGGCGGACCTAAAGGGCCAGGTCGACCGCAACAACGACCTCCTGACGGGCGGGCGCGCGAAGATCATGATCGGATCCGCACTCGAACAGGACTACCAGCGCGCCAGGTGGGACAAGCAAGCCCGGGAGCGCGGGCAGTACAAGTGGGCGTCCGCATGGCACCCTGACCCGTCGGAGGCCGGTCGCTATGGCCTCCAGGACTATTTCGATGCGTTCGAGAAGCCCGAGACGCCCACGGTGTTCGACGACCCCCTTTTGAAGCGCATCATGGCCGCGAACATGAGCGGAGACGACAAACCAAACTATGGGTAAGAATCGGACATATAGGCTGCCGCGTGAGAAACACCCGCGTCTTCCGCGTTACGAGTCGATCGACGGCTGCGACTGCGAATGGTGCGCATTCGCGCGTCGGTGCGCCGAGGCCCAACGGAAGGCCGACGAGAGAACCATCGCGCACTACCGAGCGAAAGGACTGATCTGATGCCGTTTAAATCGAAGGCCCAAGAGCGCTACCTGTTCGCGACCCACCCGAAGGTGGCCAAAGAGTTCGCCGCGGCGACCCCCAAGGGCGCCAAGCTCCCCGAGCATGTCAAGAATCCGAAGGCGAACGCGTCGCCCAAGTCGAAGCGCCCCAGCTACGCCGCGGCGATGTCATCGATGGTGAGAAAGTAGCCATGGGCGAGATTGCCGACCTGATCGCCGAGTTGTGGCCCCGGGCGCATGCGGGCCATCCTGGCCTAGACCTGACACGCGGAGAGTGCGTCGATTGTCCCGTTGAGCGGGAGCGAATTGAGTGGCAGCGCCAGAAAGACGAATGGGCCGCCGAGATGTCTGGAGATCGAACGTCGATGGTGCGGAAGCCTTGAACCATCCGATGACGCCTCCCGTGGAATGCCCGACGTGCAAGGCGCCCGGTGGCGAATGGTGCGGCGATGTTGACCCGCGCGGCTATCTGCATCCGTGCGCCCCTCATCCGTCTCGCCTGGCGCTGGCGCGTTGCGGTCGCTGTGGTGAGCTTGGGCATGTTGCCAGCGATCCGACGAAAGAACCGGCCGGTAGCAATTGCCGAGCCGCTGCCAAGGCGAAGCAGGCATGAGCAAGGCCGGTCGCAAGCCGCGGGCCCGACGCGAACGCCGAGACGCCGCGCGCCGCGAGATCGAGCAGCACATGGCGTCGTGCAAAGACGGAGAGTGCCGCCTATGCGCACTGCTTCGCATCTTCGCCGCCATGTAGCGCCGCGGCAATACCCCTGCACGCCCGTCCAGCTTGTCCCGCTGCGCTCGTAAGCGCACGCTCGTGACATGTCGCCGCCGGTCCGTCGCGTCCTCGCTGTCTGCGGGGCGGTCCTGCTGCTGGCGCACCTCGTGTATTGGCTCCCGGGCCACGCGACGAGGAATACGGACGGCCTTGACGAGCCGGGCCTCTACGAAGCTGGCTCGCGCGTCCTGCGCCACGCTCCGCTCTATGAGGGGGCGGCTGAAGCGTTCTACTCGAGTCGGGCGCCGTACATCTACCCGCCTCCGCTTGCGGTGGTCGTGGCGCCCCTGGCGGCCCTCCCGGCGCGCGCGTTTCAAGGCGTCTGGTACGCGCTCGTCCTCGCTGGATTCTGGGCCTACGCCGCTGGCCTCGTGCGCTTGGTCGGCGCTCGGGTGAGCGTCGCGAACGTGCTCGGAGCGGGCTTCCTGTTACAGCTCGTCCCGGGGACGGCCGTCTCGATGAGCTTCGGCAACGCGGACGTGATCGTCTGGGCGTTGTGCGCCTGGTCGTTGGTACCCCCGCTAAAAAATAGATTCGCGAGCGGGGGCGCGGCATTGGCTGGCGTGGCCGGCGCGCTCAAGGTCTTTCCAGGCTGGTCACTGCTTGCGAAGCCGCGGCGTGACATGGCCGTGGGCGTCGGGGTTGCCGTGGCGGTCTGTCTCGCAACGTTGGCCGTCGTCCCGGTGAGCGACTGGATCGCCTGGGTGCGGCTCATGGGCCAGGTCGGAGCGCGAGGGATGTCCTGGCACACAAACGTGAGCCTCCCGGCGTTGCTTGGTGTCCATGGGCTGGCTCCTATGATCGTCGCTGTGGCGGCCGGCATTGCTCTCCGGGGCCGTGTTGCGCCCGAGTTCGGCGGGGGCCTCTTGATGGCGCTCGGCTTGTGGCTCTCGCCGATCTGCTGGTGGCACTACCTGCCCGTGTTGCTCATGCCGGCCGCGTCGGCGGTGCGTTTGAATCCGTTGCGCTTTCGTCAAGCGCAATCGTCGTTGACGCCCATTCCGTAACGGCGTACACATAAAGGGACTGCCGCGAGATTAAGGCGGTTCCGAGAGAGGCCCAGACTCCGATCAACGGAGCCGGCCCATCGCATCGTCAGCGTCGGCAGACTCGCCGAAAACGCCCAGCGACCTGTGGTTCCGCGCAGACCTCCAAGGAGAGGATGCGCGGACGGCTGCGTATGAGTTCGCGCAGTCGCTGTGGGACAGTGGCCCCGAGAACGACCGCCGCGCGTCGCATCTCAAGTACGCGACGCAGTATCTCGGCCGCCCGATTGCCTCGCTGACCGAGTTCGACGCGGCCCCGTCGTCGCCGGGCACGCCGAACCCGACGCCCGTGTTTCGGTCCCCGCGCAACCTGACGCGGACGCTGATCGACACGGCGATGTCGCAGTTCGCGAAGACGGAGACACGCGTTTCCTTCGTCACCGACGGCGGGACGCCGGCTCAGCAGCAGCGCTCCCAGGACTGCACCGACGCCGCGAACGCGCTCATTGAGCAGACCGGCACCGAGCGCGAGTTGCGCCGAGCCGCACTGCACGCGTGCCTGTTCGACCTCGGCTCGGTGAAGTTCATCGAGACGCCCGACGGCCCCATTGCGGAGCACATCCCGGCCTGGCAGGTGATGTACGAGCCCGTGGACGCGCACAAGGGGCGCCCCACGATTCGCGTCGAGCGCCACACGGCCGACAAAGACGCTCTCATTGCCGAGTACGCCGGCAAGCCCGAGGGCGAAGAGGCGAACAAAGCGCATGCCGAGCGCATGGCGCTCATCGACGAGATCAAACAATCGACCTCGGCTGGCCTGACGACCATCGACCACACGATGAGCGGGCAGCACTGCCTTGTTTACGAGCTGTGGCGGCTCCCGGTCGGTCGTTACAAGGGCCGTCACGTCATCTGCACCGACTCGGCGTTGCTCCTCGACGAGGAATGGACGGACGAGAAGTTCCCGGCCGTCGACTTCGGGTGGTCCCAGCAGCCGTTCGGCCCGTACCCGACCAGCATCGCCGCGATCAACGCCGCGAACCAAGACGAACTCGACGGGGTTGCTCAGCGTATCTCGCAGTGCCTCCGTCAGATGGCCGTCCCGCAGTTCATCGAGGAAGGCCCGAACGGCGGCGACACGGCCGTTACGCAGGTGCGCACTGGCTCCGAGGCCATCGGCGACATAATCCAGGTCGCGCCGGGCAAGAAGCTCACGAAGGTCAGCGCCGGCAACGTACTGGGGCCCGAGCTTCCCGCGCACGAGGATCGCGTGTGGTCGCGCGGCTTCGAGATGTGCGGGATCAACCAGCAGTCCAGCGTTGGTACCCGCCCGGCGGGCTTGAACAGCGCCCCGGCGCAACGCGAGTGGAACGAGATTCGGCAAGACCGGCTTTCGATCGTGGCGCTCGACTACCAGCGCGCCCACGTCGAGTCGGCCGACCGGCTCTTGGACGCAGTCCAGCGCATCCCCGACTACGAAATCACGATCCGCGACCCCAACGGCCGTTGGCTGCGTCGCATGAAGACGTCAGATCTCGAGCTGGACCGCTCCGACTACGTGATCCAGGCGTTCCCGGTCTCGGCGCTCCCGATGACGCCGACGGGCCGCCTCGCTGCCGCTGCTGACTTGCTCCAGATGGGCGCGATCGACCGCGACGATTTCAAGGAACTCGTCCAGCTGCCCGACCTCAAGGCGAAGATCGATTTGGGTCTCGCGAGCCGAAGGGCCACCGAGAAGATCATCGCGAAGATGCTCGCCGATCGGCGCTTCATTGCTCCGATCGAGATGCTGGATCTCAACTACGCGCTCAAATACGCGTCGGTCCAGTACCTCAACGGCATCGCGGACGACATGCCGCACGACCAGTTGGATCTACTCCAGAACTGGATCGGCAACGTCCTGTCTCTTCAGCAGAAGGCTGCGCCTCCGCCTGCTTCCGCGAACACGCAGGGAACGAGCATCGCGCCCATTGCGCCCCCGCCGCTTGCGGGGCCCGTTTCAGCTTCCGACATGGCCGGCTCTATGGCAGCCGCCGCCTGAGAAACGAACCCCAGGAGAGAGCATGAGCGAAACCGCCGCCGCCGAGCCCACGAACGCAACTCCCGCCATCGACCCCGAGGCGATGGGCGGCGACGTGTCCGACATCCTGGATGCACTGGGACTCGAGGCGGAAGCGGACGGTATTGGGGACGGTTCGGAGAAGGCGGGACATCAGCCGTTCGCCGAGAAGAAGAAGGACAAGGCCGAGAAGGCGGACGCCAAGGGCGAGGCCGACGACAAAGCCGCCAAGGCGAAGTCGGACGACGACTCCGACAACTGGGTCGAGGAACTGAAGGCCGTGCGCCAGCGCGCCGCCGAGAAGAAGCGCGCTCGCGAGGGTCAGCGCGCGCAGGCCGCGAAGCCGGCCGCACCCGCCGCCGAGCCCGCGAAGAAGCCCGAGGCCGTCGAGGCGAAGCCGGCGGACGTGCCCAAGCCCGCGAACGCCGAGGAGCGCGCCATCGCGAAGGTGATGAGCGACGTCCTGGCTGAGATCGCAGCTCTGACGGCCGAGGACAACGCCGCTGCCGCGAAGCCGGCCGACGAGGCGTCTAAGTCTGCCGCCGCCGAGCGTGCCGCCGACCTGAAGAAGCTCCGCGAGACCGTCGAGACCCTGGGCAAGAAGCTCGAGGACTCCGAGGCGCTGAAGGCGAAGTACGGCGAGCTCGAAGCGAAGATCCAGGAGATGACCGCGCGCCGCGAGATCGAGTCGAAGATCGATCGCACGCTCGAATCGCACGCGGACAGGCTGCCCACGCTGATGGCGAAGCGCGACTCCGTGTCGCTCGTCTACGCGGCGGCCGAAAAGTTCTACCAAAAGACCGGCGTCCTTCCCGACTTCCGCTTCGTTGCGGAACGCCTCGAGAGGGTCATGTCCAGGCATGAGAAGCAGCAAAACGGCGAAGGCCAAGAGAGAGCCCCTGCAAAGGGGAAAGAGACCAGCAAGGCAGCACCGAGAAAGACCGTCTCCAGTTCTCTCGAAACCCCGCCGTCGTCTCGACGGTCGCCGGACTCGCGAACGAAGGAGGAGGTCGAAGCCGATCTCTTTGCTTCGCTCGGATTGGGCCGCGACGACTGACCGACACGACCTGGCGTTGACCAGGAGGGCCAATCATGGCCGCTGCATCATTTTCCGACGTCGCATACCAGCTCAAGCGCGTCTACCGAAACAAGAACTACATCGCCGATCTCGCCTTCGGCGGTGACGCGTTCCTCGGACAGCTCAAGAAGCGGTCCTACAAGGCGAAGACCGGCGGTCAGGCGGACGTCGTTCCCGTGGCCTTCGCGGGCGCGGGCGTTCCGTCGAACACGACCGGCACGATCGGCACGGCGACTCCTTCCCAGGGCGTTCAGTTCCTCGTGACACCCGTCCCGATGACCAACCTCATGCAGATCGACTCGATGGCCGTCGCCGCCGGCATCTCGGACATCGGCGCGATCGTCAAGCCGCTCAAGCGCGAGCTCGATAGCGCGATCAAGAAGGTCACCAAGATCGCGTCGATCGAGCTGTGGTCGAACGGCTTCCCGGCCCTCGGCCAGGTTACCGTCGACGGCACGACCACGATCACGATGGTCGACGCCGACGACATCATCAAGTTCGAGGTCGGCGACGTGATCGTCTTCGCGCAGGCTCAGTCGACTGGCGCTCTCCGCGCCGGCTCGCTGTCCGTCGTGAAGGTCAACGGTCAGGCCGGGACGTGGGTCGCTTCGGCGGCCGGCAACTCGGTGGCGACGTCCAACGACTTCGCGTTCATCGCGAACACCCGCA